TTCTTGCATATAGTCACCAGGCATTTCGTAATTCACTGATAAAAACTCTTGAAAGTTATCTAATGCATCTTGAGGTTCTTGATCTCTCGATTCAGGATGAGTCTTAAAAAAGTCGCCTATAATTTCATCATCAATTAAACTCTTTCCTGTCTTTGGGTTGGAGTAGTACTTTATAATGTAGTTAGCAATTGATTCTTCTTGGTTACTTTCATTTGTTGTTTCATCTACCATTACAAGACCTATATCTTTATAATGAATTTCATGCTCTCCTCCGTCTTGATCTAAGGCGAATACTGAATCATCATGCCACATTGCAGCATTGTCGTCGTTATTAGAATTAGGATTATATATAATGTACTCTCTTCCGTTTCCAGTTTGAATCGTTGCATCATCTGCATTACCAAGTCTCTTTAATAAAGTCTCTTTATTATAGCTTTCTTTTAAATCAGCTTTCTTAAGTCCATTGTGAACATCTACTTCATTACCTTTTTTAGGCTCAACCATTTTATCATGCTTATCTACTTTAGCTGATTCTCCAGCAACTAGATTAATATAATGATTAGCATCTTTCTGGAGGTTAGCTATTACTTTGACTCTAGCTTTCATGTAATCTTCTTTATATACATTTCCAGTAGAGTCTATACCCATATTTTCCAATTCTGCATCAATTCCTCTTTCAATTGTATTTAAAGGAAATTGATCTGCTATTACATCAATATCTTTTACTTTTGCTTCTTTCTTTTCAAAAATAAGACTCTTCTGTTTAAGTATAGATACTGAATCTTTATATCCATTCCATTGGGTGATAAATTGCGGATATGCTTGTCTCATTTGACGGACAAATTCTGCTTCCTGAAGTTTACCTTCTAGTACCGCGTGATATTTTTCTGTTGCTGTTCTCATAAGTAGTCAACTAATTTATTATTTTATAACCGTTAAGGACGGCTAACCTGTTTATATCCTAATTTCTTTAATGCCTTTTTAGCTCTATTGCCTTTACCAAAAGCAAAAGGGGTAGCGTATTGAGCTCCAGTACCGGGCGTGAACGTTGCTGTTCCTCCAGTTACATTTGCTTCATCAAGCTCCCTCATTACTTCTCTTATAAACGATACTGCTTCAGACCTTTTCATTACAGAGATTTTAATTCGTTTACTAAGTCGTAAAATTGCATTAAATTAACTAAGTGAGTATCGTCAATCTTTTCTGTATTTTTTACAGTTTTTATAGATCTTGCTACTTCTTCTAATTTTATTTTTACTACTTCATCAGTAACCTTAGTAGAAAGTTTACTAACTTCTAAGTTTAGTTTTTTTAATTCTTCGTTTACTATATTATGTAGGCGTTTTTTAGAATTAACTGATGTAATAAATTCTTTAAGTACATTTTTCTGTTCTGGAAGTAAGTCCTTATATTTATTGTTAAATTTTTCTAATAAAATTTTAAATGTAAGTAGCTTTAAATCTTTATCGTATTTTGAATACTCCTCTATTAAGGTATCCTTTACGTAATTTGAATTTTGAGACTTATCTGTTAAGTGTTCTAATAGGGTCATTTTATTATCTACTAAGTACTTAGGGTCTACTAATTCTTGGTTATTCTGTGCTTCTAGTAAACAGTACATAGAAGCTAAAGCTTTGTAGTCTCTAACTTGAATGCTAAAAAACTCATCTAAATCATAATGCTTCTTTATCTCAGATATTAATTTATATTTCTGATTTTTAAGAGCTTCTTGATTTAGCTTCCTAGATACTTCTGTAATAGTGGATATTATTGCTTCTGCTCTTTTTTGGGATGCTCCTTTAGATTTAATTACTAAATCGTAAAGTTTATATTCCTTTGCTAAAGAATTTCTGGTTGCGTAGAATTCTTTTAGTATGCTAACAGCAGGTGATTGCTCTCTATTGAGAGTATCAGCCGCTATTTGCTTTACTAATAATTCAAATATCAGTCCAGTATTTCTATACTTCGAATGCTTTATCTTCATCTTATACGTTTACTATATATAAATATGCACTACTTACCTAAATCTCTAATTTGATCTTCGTTTAGTAGCCCTTCTCTGTCCTCGTCACTATTTTTTGTAAATACTATCTTCTTTAACAAATCTTCATTTTTAGCTAAAATATTCTTTGCTATAGTATTTTCGTTAACATTTTCTCCGTCGCTAGGGTAGCCTCCTTTTAAACCATGTGTACCTAAAGGATCTCTACCTCCTAGTCCTGCTGTAGTTCCGTATACCGATGCCTTTTCTTTTGGTCTTCCACCTTCAGGGCCTGGCTGTCCCCATTCTGAGTAACCTGTTGGTATGTTAGTTTGATCACCTCCTTTTGGAGTTGATGTTGCTCTCCTACCGTACATAGATGCTAAATCATGAGGTGTACCGTATGTAACTCCAGATGAAGCTGGGTCATTTCCTTCGTTTTCTATTTGGTTTCTTCTAAATTTACGTTTTTCATCTTCAACCATTAGGTCTCTCATTTCCATGTACCTATCTTCAGACATATCAAATATATTTTCGTAAATATAATCAGTAGAAAATAATTTAGAATCTTTCATTTGAGCAGCTAAATCTATCTTCTCTTTCATTAGAGCTACTTTTTCCTGTTCAAATATAATAGAAGGTGTAGTTAACTTAATTTCAAAATTAGTTAAACTTTCTCCCTGGAAGCCTTGAGTGTAGAGGTGAACTAATGCAATCTTAGTTAATTCTGATTCCATTATTCTCTGGATACGTTCTACAGTTCTGGCAAATCTAATATCTTCTGCTGCTAAAGTAGCTTTTCCTGATAAATCACCTTCGTATCCAAAGTATGCTTTAGGTATTTTTAATGCTGCAAATAATTTAGATTGTAGATACTGTACATCGTTTGTACCGTCGTACTCTAAACCTTTAGTAGTTTCTATTTTAGTAGCAGTATCCCCGCCTCTAACAGGAAGATAAAAATCTTCCATCATATTTTGCATATTAAACTTCAAGTTATATTGACCGGTTTGAGGATCAACATAAGGAGTTTTTTTCATTCCATTAATAGTTTTTTGCATAAACTGCTCAACTTCATTAGGAGGAATAGAACCTACATTAATATAAAACATTCTCTTTTCCGGTGCTCTCATGATTCTATGAATCAACATTGCATCTTCCATTAGAGATGTTTGTTTAAATATTTTTCTAGCTGGCTCTAGATAAGATCTACCGTAAGGTAGGTAATGAGTATCAGAAATTAATCTGAAGTGTGCCATTTCGTAATTGTCTATTTTTATGTTCCTACTCTTTTTGTTTGGACCTCCAGGAGCATAAGAATTATCTGTTGAAGAAGTTATACCGTCAGGATCTAATTCAAATTCTACTTTTTGAGGATTATCTGGATCATGGCCTTCGTGTCTAGCAATGTGGTAGACGGTATAAGGTAGGACATTATAGACTCCGTACTTTTCTGCTATTTCTAATTTCAAAAAGAAGTCTCCATATTTAACCATATTTCTAGTCCATGACCAAAGGTTAAATTCTATATTTAATACATCGTAAAATAAGTTATAAAGAACTCTCTGTATATTTTCGTCTGTAGATTTAATACCCAGTATTTCGTTTTGATCATTCTTTACTGTTGCTTCATCAGCAATAATATCAAGTGCAGATGCTATAATTGGATCAGTATCCATAGCTTCATAATCAGAATATAACTGTACCCTTAACGTCTGATAATTTAAATTAGGGTTAAATATATTTGCTTTATTATAGGTATATAACCTAGAGAGCCTATCCGTAAGGGAATTAGTCTGGTACTTACCTGTGGTCTGTATATTATTTGTGTCTACAACTTTCAGCTGTGTTCCTCCAACATTCCGTATTACTACATCTGTAGAGAATAGCCGTTGTAAACGTCCAAATAGCGATTTATCTGCCATTAATTTGTGTTTTTATATAAATAGTCTATTTTAATAACCAGGAAATATCTTCTTGAGTACGTCCGTTATCTACAATATACGGATTATTTTGCTGGTTTCCAACTGTATTTATGATTGCTTTGTTTCTTGAGTTAAGGTTACTAAAAGATGATAATTGTGCTCGTGCTAGGTCCATACCTTGTTGTCTTAGCCTTAAAGCAGTATCTCTTACATATAACGCTGTTGCTGCTGAAATAAGTAAATCATCGTTATAATTTATCTGTGCTTGTGGTTTTCCATTCTTCCATACAAATACTCTCATCTCTCCTAATAGCCTCTTAGACTGTATGGTAACACCTCTTTCTCTTATGTATTCAATCATCTTAGCAATTACTAAAGGTCTAGTTCTAACAGACATAGTAAAGCCTGGGACTAGTTTATCTCTTTCAAATTTGCTCATATATGATTCTACAGTTTCCATTTGAGATGTAGTACTATAGTATAGATTTGAGTATTGACGTTCCATTATTTGTTCTATTGTAGCCCAACCAATGTTTGCGTTTTCTACTACTAATAATGCCTGATTGTATTCTGTTGCTATTCCTACTAGTACATTTCCAAAATCTTTAGGAGATAACTTACCTTTATATTCACCAACTTGAGTACAGGTTTCTACATCAAATACGTGGAATGCAGAATAATCTGCAGAGTCTCCTCGAGCTACATCTGCTACAACCATATATGATTTAGAGTAATCAACTCCTTCCCAAATCCATAAATTACCGTCAACACCTCTCCTCTCTAAAGGATCCTTTAAGTATGTTTGTTCATAAAACATCATGTCATCTGGTTCAAATACCGTATCTCCAGAAGCTAAGAAGTCACAATCACATTCCTGTCCAGCCATTCTAGGACCAAGGTCTGAGTCTTGTTGGTCTCTCCATTCTTGGTTTCTTTCTGGATGTACTGTCCATGGTAATTTAATAGGTACAAAGCTATTTTCTGCGCTTTCTGCTTTTTCCCATGTTTGATGGAACCAGTTACCAATTCCGTTAGGAGTTGATAATGCCATACACTGTCCACCTGTTGCTAAGGTTTGTTGTGCTGCTGTAAACGTTTCTTGAATGTTATCAATAAAGGCTGCTTCATCGATAAGCAGTAGTGATACTGCCTCTGACCTTGCGGCATCGGCGTTAGAAGATTTAGCTGTAATTTTCGATCCATTCTTTAGTCTAAGTGATAATTTATTTTTTTCTACTGCTGGTAATCTTAACCATTTAGGTAGTTGATCATACATAAACATAGTCTTAGATACTAAGTTTCTTGCAGTAGCTTGAGTTGTTGCTAGAGCAAGTACGTTCTTATCCTTATGAAACAACATAAGCCACAGAGAGTAACCTGCAGCTAAAGTGGATATACCTAACTGTCTTGATTTAAGAGTAATTAAGTATTGATGATCTCTAAATAAATGTAATACTTTATCTTGAAATGGATATAAATTAAATAGTATACGTCCTCTAGTAGGATGCTGTATATAGCAGTACTTCTTCATAAAGTACGCCGGATCTTTAGCACACTTAAAGTACTCTTGTGCTATTATTTTTTTTATATCTTTTGCCATAACTAACTTATTTTAACTCCAGAAGATGATATGAAAGGGTTTTTACCGCTCCATCCTCCTGCTGATCTAGTTCTTACAGTTACCGGTATAGTTATGTTTTTTATTTCACTTCCTATACTTAATTGGTAATTAACAGTAAAGGATTGTGAACTTCCATTATAACTGTTTTGTATACTTTTTATATCTTCAATAGAATCAACATTCACCACATCTCTCAAGGCTTTATTCTCAGATACTTCTTTAATTGTGGATTCCGAATTTCCAGAACCTACTAATAATTTATAGGGACAAGGAGTTTCACCTATACTTTGAGTTCCGTAAGTAATAACACTTATAGTATTTAAAAAGTATTTTAAATTTACTGGGGATTCTAAATACTTAGAAAAAGAGGTTATTAAGTTATTTCTAAATGGGTAGTAGAAATCTTCTTTGAAAAAATCTAAATCATCTAGTTGAAATTGAATTGCTAAATTAGCAAATGCTCTTCGGCTTGTTGTTTCTGAAAATCCTTCTTTTCTAATATCAAAATCACTAATTGCTTTTTTAGCATTAGATGCAGATGTAGGAACTCCATTAGTTGCCTTATCCCATGCATTATCTATAAGAGCTTTAATATCTTCAGGTTGGGAACCTCCTAATTCAGAAAAGAATGCTATAATATTAGTATTAAATTTAGGTGTTTTATCTTCTCCTGAAGCAATTTTATTTGAGTACCCTATAAAATTTCCATCCTCTAATTCTAGAATAATATCAGATGGGTTTTTAGGGTTTATATTTGCTGGTTTAGCTCTTGGTGTCCAGTATAGCTTTTTATAAGATTTACCGTTTAAATCACTTTTAAGTGCAATTGCATTTTTATACCCAATAGATATGTCTCTTTTAGCAGATTCATCTTTTTCTAACAACTCTATTAATTGAGAATAACTTACTTCATTTCCATCTCCAGTTAGCACTCCAGTTCCTCCTTGTTTATCCTTTATATCTTCAACACTACTAAATTCAGGATGTATTAAAAAGTATAAAGATAAAAATTCATTTACATTAGAGGATGCGGTTGAATCTTTACGAGTTTTTTGACCATAGTGTTTTATCGCCTTGTCTTTAGAGATTTTAATAAAAATATTTAAGGGAGTTTCTAGATCTGTATATAATTCAAATACTTGTGTGCCTCTTGTTGACAGTATAGGTTCATTTTCTGCTTTATCTACTGCTCTGTAAATTATATTACTAAATGTAATATTCTTATCATTTAAAATGTCTCTAACTTGCTTATCTACGGTAGGTTCTATTTCATAAAAAGGATTGAATACTCCTTTACTCTGGTAGAGAGGATCTACTGTAAGTTCATTTAAGTTAAAACCAAATAAAGATTCAAACAAAGCCATATCCTCTTGACTGTTAATGTCAGGATATCCTTTTTTGGTTTTATATGACCATTCTAATATGACTCTATCTATTAAATTCATCTGAGATGGTTATTGACGAGTGTTAATTTTTATTAAGTGTGGGTATTCTTTAGCAAAATGTAAGGCCTGTTCATAACTTCGACCAAAAACCCACTCATCTAATTCATCACCATCTGTATAAGTTGTAACATCTGCTTCACCGCTTTCTATTTCATCTTCTGTAGCAAACTCATAAGGGGAATCTGACATCTCTCCTGATTCTACGTCAAATGCTACTTCAGGAACTAGAAGTTCTATTGAGTAGTCTACTTCTTCTTTTAACGCTCGACTGTTTTGTGTAAGTTTATTTTCTATTAAGAATTTTCTTAAGTTAAAGTTGTCTTTCATCTTATTATTATTATTATTATAAACCGTTTTCTTCGATGTAATCCTCTAATATGACTCTATCTATAAGGTTCATTTAATCCTCTTTAAACTCGATTACTGTCTGAAGAGCATCTATAGCGCTAGTTCCTGGTTGCTCATCCATAAGTGCGATTGCATCTCTAGCAATATCAATAACTTTTTGCTCCTGTTCAGCATTTTCTCCCATACTTACTCTAAGTACACCGTCTTGTTCTTTCTTACGTTGAGCTAATTTTTCAGCTGCATCTTTTGGTGCAGGAGTATTTTGAGCTCTTTTTAAAAGATCAGCATCTATTTCGTATACGTTATCTGAAGGAGAGTTTGAAACAGCATTTAGTAAATCATCAGCTGTTTCTGGTTGTATATGTCCGTCATCTAATAATTGGTAAATAATACCTTTAAGAGTTTCAGCAGATGCTGTTGTGTTTAATACACCCTGCTCCGTTGAAATTGGGTTTTCTACGATTAACTTACTGTTAGTAGTTAATTTTTTTTCTGTTAAGAATTTTCTTAAATTAAAGTCATTCATTGTATTTGTTTTTATTTTATGTCTATATTAATCTAAATCTCCTAAAGAGTTAAGAAAGTAATTAGCTATTTCAACTCCATCTTCATCTCCTCTTTCTTCGAAATACTCTAAGTATTGATCTGCGGAAAGAATAAGTGCTTGGACATCATCAGTACCGTCTTTTCTAAAAGGCCTAGTCCCCATTATAATTTTTCTTCCTTGAGGTGTAGACTTATACATATCGGTTAACTTTTTAGCTACTTTTAAGTATTTCGGATCTCCAGTCTCTGGTTGTGGGACAGGTTTTACTGGTTTACCTGCTTTTATCCAAGCTTTAACAGCTCGTGTAATCCACAAACGATCACCATAGTTGTCTAATCCATCGAAAATTTTTACTTCTCCATTTTCATCTTTTACTAAATCCCTTGTTCCTGTGTGACCAATTTTTTTAACGTGTGATTCTTTTCTTTTATATTTGTAGTAATCCCGTACTTCTTCTTCTGAGTTTAGCTTCATAATTTCATCAGCATAGAATTGTTTATCATATGGACCTTTTGAGGATGGCGTGGGAAATCCTCTGCCGTACACTTCATGTTCCCATCTAATCAACCCTATCTGTTGAGGTGTTGCTCCTGCAATATCTATACCTAGGTGATTTTCTTTAACTAACTTACTATTAGGAGTAAGTTTATTTTCAGTTAAAAATTTTCTTAAATCAAAGTTATTCATTGTATTTGCTTTAAATGTTTTAGTATTCTACTTCTTTTCCTTCAGCGTTAAATTTATATACAACTGCATTATCTCCATCTCTCATTTCGATAGCTACTACTTCATCCGCTTCTCTCTCATTTTCTGGGACTGGTGTGATAGTAGCTATTCTCATACCGTCGTAGTTAGAGTATTCTCCTACTGTATATACATCTCCGGTTGGAAAAGTAACAGAATTAATAATTTCTTTTTTAGTAAATTCTACTTCACTTAAAAGTTTAGTAGATTTAGTATCTCTATTTTCTTTTAAAAATTTTCTTAAATCAAAGTTATTCATTGTATTTGTTTTTATGTATTTATACTATGCTTCTGGGTCTTCTGCTGGTTCTTCAAAGTCTATTGGTTCTCCTCCTAGATCAGCTCCCCCTGTATCATCTGCTGGTGCGTCTCCGCTAAGAGCATCTACTCCTGCATCTGCTTCTCCACCTCCAGAGTCACCGCCGGGGAAGTCCCCGCCTCCACCTCCACCAGAACTTCCAGTGTCAGTTTCAGCGGACTCTGCCTCTCCAGAATTGCTCATAGGCCCTTCTCTGTAAAGTCTGCTTAACTTGTCTAAAGCTTGTTGATAATCATCTATCTTATCGATGTAGTAACGTTTACCTAGTATTTGTGCTTCAAATCCAGTACCTGTCCATTTAAGTATGTATGATTGACCATTTTTAATATTTACTCTAAATGATGATGGTCTAGGTGATATCCAGTCAATGCTGGTTACAAACTCTTTAAACTGGTTTGTTTGAAGTTTAACTATAGCTTTTTTCAAAGTTGGAAACTTCCCTAATATTATATCTGTAGCATCTTCTAATATTGTTTCTTTTGAAGCTGTCTTATCACCTTCTTCTTCAGGTGTTGGATCTTCTTCAAATAACTTTGCTTCTGCTACTACAGGTATTTTTTTTAATTGTGCTACTGCTTCCTCTAAAGAACGTCTTAGTCTCATTAACTGGTATTGTTCAGGTCTTTCTGTTCTAAGGTACCGTTGTAGCTTTCTAAAATTAGTTTTAATTAATTCAAATAACTCTCTTGCTGCTTGGTCTTTTCTAACATCATCAGAACGCATTAGTTTTTTTAAGTCTTGTACTATATCCGAAAAATTACTGTACATAGATCCGAAAGACGGTAATGGAATTACTTTATGGCTAATACTACCTGTGGTTGTATTCTTATCCGTCGCTTTAAAGTAAGTATCCCCGTCGCTGCTTAAGAAATCATGTTGACCATTAAACTTAGGTTCACCATAGCGAGCAATAAGGCTAATACGCTGTTCTTTAGGAAGGTTTTCCCAAGATTTTGTTGTCTCCTCTTCTATTTCGTTTAGCACCTTTCCGTACGTTTCTAGTACAAGTTTTTCTAATTTATGCATAGCTTATTTAGTTCTACAGTGTTTAGTTCCTTTTAGGTAAGGTTTTTTACAATTACCTTTAACGTGCACTCTACCGCATTTACCGCAGCAAGTTGCTTCTTCTTTAATAACTACTGATTCGTTATAATCATCATCGCCAAAGTAAAATCCTAAATTTTCTAACTCTTCATTATCGTATTCTTGAGATAATTTTTCTTGAAAATCAGATATTCCTCCGATCCATTCCATTATTACTTCTACACATCCAGGATTATCTTCTATAAATTCGTCAAAGCCTTGTCTATATCCTAATGCTCCAAATATTTCATCTAAGTTTCTAGAAGCACTTCCGCCATATTCACTCACTAAATTCTCTAAGGTTAATTTACCTGTTAATTGAGCTTCTTCTTCTCCTTCTAAGTAGTGATTAGCTGAAGATATGTATTCTCTTGCTAATGTTACTTTCTTTTGCCACCAGTGAGGAAAATCAACTTCATCTTCCATACTGTCATACTTCTTCAATCTTTTAAACAATTTCGCTGCATATTGAGCTATATCGTATAGTTCTTTTTGAATCATTTTTGGTTCATCATCTTGATGACCTACATCTAAATCTTCATTTTGATACTGTTCTTCATTATCAAATTCATCATAATCATCGTCATCGTAATCGTACTCATCATAGTCATCTTCTTCAAATTCATCGTCTTGAAATTCAGATTCATAATCAAACATGTCTTCACTATTAGGAGCATATTTGCCTTGTCTTGATTCAATATGATCTAAAATAGCATCTAGAACATCTTTAATTGTTTGCTCATAATTAGTACCGTCTTTAAATAACTTACTTACTAATGATCTAAGAGGATGATTAGCATTAACTAAAAATGAATGTGCTGGACCTGCTGTTTCTGTTCCATACCCTGTATGATATTCATCTCCGTCATTATAATAACGGTAAACTATTCTATTAATAGCTCTTAACATTTCACCTTGTATAGTCTCTGCTTTGCCTGATCCTGGAACTAATTTATCATATAAAGCTTCATTTCTATCTTCTAATTCTTTACCTACGAATTCGTTTAGTTGCTTGCCAATTTTTTTATTTTCGTTTAGATCAGCATCAAGTTCGAATTTAGTAAATTTATTTAAATCGTTTAAACTTTTCAATTCAACTCTTTTGCCGTCATTATCTAATCCGTAAATTTTACCATCATACTTACCCATTCCATCAGAACGTTTACCTGCTAATTTTTGTTTTAATTCAGCTCCTGCTCTACGTTTAGATACTGATGTCACCATTCCTAAATCTTGTCTAGTAGCTTCTGTTAATTCACTTTTATCCACTAAGGTTAGTTTAAAAGAGTCATGTAAGCCAGTTTTCTTTTTACCTGCTTTACCGTTAGTAACTCTAACATAAGCATCATGTTTACCAACTTTTCCATCTACTCTTTGGTAAATATTACCGTGTTGATTTTTAACATAATCTCCAGGCATAATTTGACCTCCTTTAGCTTCTGTTATATTCTTAGCTTTTAGTACTTTTTCTAAATCAAATATAGCATTGTGCATTGAATCTAATTTAACCTTTAAGTCTTTATCTTTAGCAGCTATCATCTTTAATGGATTTGAATGTCTAAATTTAAACATTGCTCCATTAATATCAGCTACTGCTTTTTTTACTAAAGCTTTTGATTTATTATCATCTAATTCATTAACTACTTCACTAACTCTTTTACCTAATCCAGGTAAGTTTCTTAGGTCCTGTACATATTCATCTGTCTTAACAACTATAGTTCCTAAGTTAATATCTTCTCCTTCTGGATCTTTAAATAATGTAATTTTAGATACTCCAGGATTAAAGTTAGGATCTTTGTCTTTGAAGTTACTATTGTAATACTGTGTTTGATGCATTTGATATTCTTCACCTTCATGTTCTAAATTATGATATTGAACGTGAACAAACATTGGTGCATATCTACCCATTCTAGCTTTAATAGGGCTCTTATCATGAGCTTTTAATGCTTCAAAAGCATCGTTTTCACTAGCTACACCTTTAGGTAGAAGGTCTGCAAAGATCTGCTTTCCGAACATGTCTGGTGCACTATCATTAGCCCTATCAATTACTTCTGAGCCTAAGAAGGAATTATCAGTAAACTCTTTTAATGGAATTTTAGATTCATCCATATTACCTACTCCTGATACTGGTCCTCTATCTGTATAATAGTCAGATTGTTTTTTTGATTCTACATCTCTTGAATCTTTTATTGCTTTGATAGCATCTACTAATATGTTAGTAGACAGTAATGATACTCTACCTCTAGCATTTATTTTACCCATAGGGGTTAGTTGTGAAGTTCCAACTTCCAAGTAATACTTCTTTGCTAAGTCCTCTATTGGACCTGAATCGTATCCTTGAATTGATGTTACATTATTACCGTCTATTATAATATAGTCTCTTGAAGGTCTTCTTACACCCGGTTTGTCTAGAGGGTGTATAAAAATTCTACCATCACTTGATCGCTCAACATATACTCTTCCTTCTAATTTAGCAATATAATCTTCAAACGTAGAGTGCATTTCTGATTCTGATACTTTACCTACTGCTGTATCGTAACTCATATTTTTATTATAAACAGATGCTGCTTTTTCAATAGCATTATCAATCTTATTTAATTGATCTCCATACATATCAGATACTGGACCTCCTGTTGATTCAATTTCTGGATCGTTCTCCATATCGCTCATTACTTGAGCTCTTTTAATTTTTAACTTACGAACAACCTCTCTTGCTTTTGATTCTTTTCTTTCTGAACTAGCAAATGATCTAGCTGCTGCTCTTCCTTCAGGGGATTTGCTATAATCATCTAATTTTTTCATTTTATCTGAATGCATTTTAGCTCGTCTAACTTTAAGCATTACCGGATCGTTAATATCCATTACTTCATCTACATCATGAGAATGGCTTGAATCAACTACATCTACTCCTCTAGCAGCTAAATCCATTACCATATCATACATAAATGCATTAGGATCTTCGTCTGGTTCTTGATAAAATTCAGAATCTGGATTCTCTGAGTCATCGTACATATCGTCAAAGCCGTCTTCATGTCTAAACATAAAGTAAATAATAACATTACCTGCTCCATCGTTATCTACTACATCCATCTTAACGTAAGTTGGATCTATATTATCATCTAATATAGCCATTGCAGGCTTATAATCAGATTGTGTTACTTTAATATAGTGGTGATCATCTCCTTCTCCTTCGCCTAGTGGACGACCTTCGTCATCATACCCTACTCCGTGTTCTTCTTCATCATCTTTTTGCATTTGGTCAGGGTCATAATCTCCTCCTTCACTTAGTGATTTAAAATGCTTAAGTAATTCGTTTGATAATACATCTACATTAATAATTCCTTCTCCGGAAGGTTTTACTCCTACTTCAACTAATTCTTTATTAAATGTAAAGTCAACAATATGTAATTTATCGTTTGCTATATAAAATGAAAAATCATCTACATTAACATCTTTTTTATATTCTACATATATATCAAAACTATTAACATCTATTCTATGAGCTTTCATCTTAGAAAGTTCATCTCCAGCTTTCTTTAAAGTTGCTGCTAATGCCTTACCTACTAGCTTAGCAATATCTTTTGTTTCTTGAAGTGAAAATTCTACACCGCTATTTTTTGTTAATAGATTTGATTCTTTAACTTCGTCTCCACTTGCTGTTTTAATCTTATCAACATCTTCAGAATCTTTTAGAGCATCTACTTCATCAGAAGATAATTTAGCTAATGTTGGTTTTCCGCCTTTAGGAGTAAGTAGGTAAGATTCCTCACCTTCTTTAAGTAATTTTTTATATCTCTTAATACTTTCCTTAAGTACTTTAATAGCTGCTTTTTCAGGTCTAATGATATTAGAAGATTTTGTAGCTGCTTGTTTAGTCTGTAAGAGTTCTAATCTTACTTGACATTTATCAAGGCGTTTTTTAATTTCCTGGTATTTCATTGAATATAAATTTTATATACGTGTATATTATAAATAGTTTAATTGTCCCAAATAACGTTCTTAAACTTCTCAGGGGACAAACCAAAGTAATTAGTTCTCCATTGTGTCTGTTCAAAAAAATCTAAATTGTACCATTCGCTTCGTTTACTCCAAAGTTTTTTTGCTGCATCGTCCCAATCTAAGTTAAGAATAAATTGTTCAATTTCCAACTTTTTTTCAGATAATTTCTCAAAGTTAAAAGAGTCCCATTCATAATGAAAAACTTCAAATACAGCATCTTTTGATACATAGTCAATTGATATATCAATACCCCATTTAGGTTTCATTTTTATTAATTTATAAAGCATTGGGTTATACTCTTCTGCAACATATGTTAGTTGTTCTTTAGCTACCGATGAAAAACCTTTTCTTTCGAATAAGTCCGAATGGTTAATATGTGCTCCATCTCGTTTGTTGGATGTAAACCAATCGTATCTCATACAATCTTCATGTCTACGTTGTACTTGACGGAATCCATTTGTAACTAAAAAAGCTTGTTCAGCTACCGTTAAATGATAACCGTTTTGGTCAAATAGGTCTACTGAGTTTATATCTTTTAGTGCTTCTAGGTCTTGTGTTGGGTCTATAAAGTATGCTTCACTGTGTAATGTGTTACCGGATAGTATCATTTCTTGCTACTTTTCATGTTAGCACACCAATGGTACATTTTTCCTTTTTCGCCACCGTATTTTTTTGCTTTTGCTCTCAAGTCAGTAACCGATCCTTTACAACTAGCTCCTGCTTTTTTTACTCTACCTGGTTTTGATTTACCTTTTGTTTTGCCGTCTTTAAAATTCTCTAGTGCTTGAGGTGTATTGTCGTGGTTACATTTATGACATATATACAAGTCATCTCCTCCATCTACTCTGTTCCATGACCAGTCACAATTATTGCATTCGATTTTATCGTCTACAATTTCCCCTATAAGCTGTGCTAGTGAAGTCTTATTCATTTCTTTCTTGCCAATCTTGAGATATCTTATCTTTATTTATAGGGCCGCCTTTTGCCCATGTTCTACAGCTTCTTGCTGAATGACATTTAAAGTGGTGCATCCAGCAATAACCTAACTTTCCATCTTCATCAGATGTAACTCCAGGCATACATTCTTCCATTCTAGGAGAAATGTCAAAAGCAACACAGTTACTACAATTAGTTCCTTTTGCTGCTTCTTCTGTTGTATTCCAATACTTAGCTATATCAATCCAATATTTACCGGGTTCCGATACATTTAAAGGACCATACTGAATATGTTGAGCTCTAATTGCAGAGTCTCTATTCTTTGTATTAAGTTTTAAGTCTTGAGTTGCAGAAGGGCATGCTTCTTTTCTCATTTCTTTAAGAATACTTATAAATTTCATATTATTCTTTTTTCCAAATATCCCCTCTTCTACATCTAACTACTGCTCCTGAAGCATAAGCTGATGGCCATGTATCGTATTTTTGTTTTGCTAATTTAGTACACCTATCGTCTTTTCCCTCATTAAGTTCATCATCAGTGTATGCATCATACTCATCTTCATCACTCTGTGCTGCATTTAACATATCACTTAAATCGTAATCATCACGAAATTCTCCTTTAGGAAAAGTAATAGCATTAGGTAAATCATCTCCATATCCAATATGAAGTTCATAATCTTGACCTTCTTTATAGTTATTTCTTAAATGATCAACAACATCCTGAATTGCATGTAAATCATACCCAAAAGTAACCATACTGCTTTTCATTTCATGAAGTAATCCTGCTACTAAGTTTTTTACGTCTTCTTTTTTTAGTTTCATTTTTATAGTTTTATATCCAGAACCAAATGGTGCTGATTTTCCGTCTTGTGGATTTGCAGACTCTTTACCGAGAGCTTTACCTGCTTTTTCTGCAGCTTTATGAGCATTAGAGTTACCATGAGAAGGTTTCTTTCCTGCTTTTTTCTTAGCATTTATGTTAGCCCAAAGCCCTTCTTTCTTTACTGTTGCTTTTTTTGTATTTTTCACGACTGTCTTTCCTTTGCTACCTGCTTTCTTTTTCTTTGCTGCAGTAGCGGCTCTTTGACCTTTTGTTAAACTCTGTGCTTTAGATTTTGGTAAGCATCTATCTGGGTTCTTTTTATTCTTTGATGTACCACAATCTCCAGCTATATTTCCAGAAGAAGATATACGTACCCACTTCTCTTTCTTAAACCAGTCTCTTAGCGACTCAACAGTTATATTTTTAATACCTTCGTTAGTCATTAAGATTTAAGTATTTCACTTAATAGCTTTATTATAACACCTGCTAGTCCTGTAAATAGAATCCATAAGGCTTTGGTAACTCCTTCTTTCCAGCTTTTTAACTCCTCTACTTCTATCATTTTAGTAATAAAGTCTTTATCCCCATTTTCTGCCTTACGTCTAAAGGAGGTATTCATGTTAGTCTTTACAATGACTCCGTCCTCTGGGTTAAGTAGTGTATATTTAAGATCGGATAGGTCTTCTTTTAAAGCTTCCATATCTTTTCCCATTTGCACTAATTCTCCATTAGGCATGCTCTTCTTAATTGAGCTAAGTTCTCGAAGTACTGATTCAAGTAATTGTTTCTGTGTCATTTATAAGACTTTTATATAAATAGAGTAAAAGTCTAGTTAGTGTGTGCTTTAAGTAACTTTACATACTGCCTAAGGTCTTGGGTGATTTTTGCCTTATAAGATGTAGATAGCTCACCCCAATCTTCTTTATCACCTTGCTCTGAAACTATACTTATATTTTCTTCTAAAGATTCGGTAACCCAGTTTTCTAAGTTTAATATAAACCCGTTAATATTCCCCTTTATCATATCACTTTCATACTGTTCGTATAATCCTGCTTCTTTTAAGGAAGCTTCGTACTCTATCACACAGTCAAAACAGAATCCATGTATTTTATACATCTTGTCATCTAACCTCTTTTTCATTCTGTTTTCACACTTAGGACAGCAAAGCGGCATTCGAGCTAATTTTTTTACTTTATCTAACTTAGTGATATTCTGTTTTATATTATTTTTAATTGTCCAGGTTTTGCCGGACTCTTCCCAAATATCACCTTCTTTATGATGTGTGTACTTCTTCTGGTAGCCTGTCTGGAGTTTAGTTTTAGATGAAAAATCTTTATTAACTATATTTCTTACTCTCTGTACATCTGATTGTTTAAACTCCTTCTTTAATAAAGATTCTTTATTCATATCCTAATTTTTTTAACCCTTCAATTGCAGGGCTGATATCTCCACCTTTAACTCTAAACGCGATTCCGCCAGCAGCTTCCCATTCTTGAATGTTAGATTTTTTATCGTCTATTAATATACTAGTCGGTGAAGCATATCTTTGTTTATCTTTCGAATAAGCAAATATTACTCTAGGACTTGGAGATAAGTTATCCTTAGCCCATATGTTTTTACCTAACCTAGAACCATTATCTCTAGATGGAGATGTAAGTAATGATGGGTTATATTTTGAAATAAAGCTCCATAGTTCTGAGCCTCTTGGCATCCATGGCATTTCGCTCCAAAACTTTATACCTACTTTTACATCTATCAGATTCCAGAAACCTGTTACGCCATATTTAGCTTCATACTCTTTAGGAGTCATTCCAGTAAAGTGGTCGAACCTACTTTCGAAATCAGTTAACACTCCGTCCATGTCGCAGTATATTTTATACTTTGGTAATTCTTTTTTCTCTGGTATTGGATAAGCTTCCAATAAGTCTACTATACTATTTTTCATGCAAATATTTTAAAATTAGATTCTTCTGCGTAAGCAGCTACTTCATAGGGGTGATTATTATAGTTGTACCCCATATTGTAATACCTCTTAAACCAAGAAGGTGATTGGAGGTAATGTTGGTATTCATGAACTAATGTCTGTATTATATGTTCTCTATTCTCCATATTAGGGTAGTAGATAACTATACTATTATCAGTTCTATCAAACTCGGCATGACAATTATCCTCATCTCCTTGAGCATCTTCTTCACCGCTGTACCTAGCATATATGTTGTGGTGTAACTCTACGTACGGAGTGCAATGAGGAATAAATTTAGAGTAACCATAGAACTTTTCTATTTTAGGATAAACTTCATTTATTACTTTTTTTACTTCACTTCTAGTCATAACCTTTATTTTATATACTAAATATACGAAAAAATTAGTTAGTATCCAACTTATCTAGTATATCTTTTTCATTTATTTTAACTTTATATTCAAACTCAAGTTGTTTTATTACTGCGTTTTTTATATCTTTATTACCGGTAAAAAATTTATATACTAATGAGCTTTTTACATTTTTAATCTTATCTTCTAACTGTGAGCAACTACTATCTAGTAATTCTATATCTTCTTTTGATAGATCTACTTCTATATTATTCTCAGTTGCATAGGATATTAAACCTAAATAATCATTCTTATCGTAACATTCCTTTACTGTATTAAACTCCTCTAACGAACCTCCTTTATCAGGGTGTGCTTTTACGCAAACTTTTCTATATAGTTTTTTTACCTTAATGTTCTTCTCTTCCTTAGGTATTTTAGAATTATCAGGTTTATCTTTTCTTATTTCCCCTGTTGATTCGTTAACCCAGAATTCAGTCTTAATATTATTAAAGTACTTACCGAATATAGTTTTCCATTCAATATTATATTCATCGAACTGAACTGTGGAGTCCTGTAATTCTAATTTTAAGAATTCGTATTTATAAGAATATTTTTTGTAGAGATGAGACATACATCTTATTTATATACCTTTATTAAGTGTCTCTATTAATTCTTTTGATATTAAATCAATTTCTTCACTAAGTATAAACTTTGGGTCTATAGATTGTTTATCTTCGAATATGGGGAGGGAAAGTGCCGGTCTTCTTTTTCTCCATATATCTAATACTTTTTTCTTTTCTTCATCAGTTAGATCTACTTTATCTAAGTAGTCGTTTATTACTTGTTTAAAAGGTTGTTTAGATTTTTTAGCTTTAAAGTAAAGTCCTTGAAGCATTGCATCAACTTCCTTTTCTAATTTATAATATTGAGATTTAGGTAAAAGGTCTGAGTCAATTAGGTCTCTTAGTAATTGATCATCTTTCATATACTTACTAGGTCTTTCTAGTTTAGGGTCATCACTAATAACCCCACCTTTGAGATTATCGCCGTCTTGAGTTAGGTGTTCTATTTCATGTCTAACAACATCTTTTAAGTCAAAAGAAATATCCTCCCAAGATGGATTAGTTGTAGGATTTTTTGGTATTCTAAATTTAAGAGAAAGCATAGGAGTAATTGATTCTCCTTTATTATCGAAACCTGCGTTTGCTCCTCCGTCAGGTTGGTATAAATCGTCTGTAATTTCTACATAACCTTCAAAGTCAAAGTAGAACTCTTTAGCTGGTATATCATGCTCTTCATCTGGGTGATCTACTCTAAATGAAAAACTACCTGAGGTATCTCCTCTATCATGTATGTCTTTGAATGCTTCGAATGCAATTGATGATAACTTATTTGACAAAGTATCGTAACGACCTTCATTTAAAGAGTCTTTATCACCTGAATTTTTAAGACTATCTTCCCAGTTTCTAAAAGTAATATTACCTACTAAGTAAGCTTCTTTTTCTAGTTCGAGCAATCTATCATCTTCGTTAGTATTCTGAGTGCTAATATTGGGAAGTCGGTTTTCTATGTTTTGCATATGGTGCACCATTTCATGAGAAAAAGATCTAACGATATCTTTATTATGTCTCCCGTTTACATATAAGACTATTTCCTTTTGATTAGGGTCATAATAAGCTGTTTTACCAAAAAAGTTACTTGCTTCTATATCATCTTTTCTTAATTTTATTTCAGGAAGAGGTAAAATATTCATCTTCTCGTCAATCATATACTCTATCAATGATGCTATATATTCTTTAAGTTCCGGAGCTCTCTGTTCTTCGTTTAAGGGTTCATCAAATTTTACTACTATACTATCTTGATTTAAATTAATACTAGTGTTGCTGGGTATTAATCGTGAAAGGAAGTCGTAAAGGTTGTTAAGTTTATCTCTACTAACGGATGTAATTACTTTTTCTGCTTTTCTTTCTTTTATCTCCTTGTCAAAGTAACCTTCTATAAATCCCGATAGGTTATTGCTTATTATCTCTGCAACTATCTTATCCTTTAAGTCGTCTAGTATGTTTAATATTTCTTCTCTTTCTAGTTCTTTAGGGAAGAAATCTATAATACTATCTAAATTACCTGCTAATATACTATTTCTAAAATCAGTAGCTCTAACTCCTGACCCTGGTGCTGCTGCTAATGCCAATCCCTGTACGTTAGGGGCATTTTTATATGTTGTTACTCTCCTTAAGTCAACAAAATCCTTATCTCCTCTAATTCCTGTTACAGATACAAAGTCTTGATCAGGATTTGCTTGGGCATAATCTTTTGCTGCAAACATGGGATTATTACCTCCATCTAATATTTCTACATTACCCAAATACTTGGCGTATATATTCCATATAGACATCGACTCTTCCTTAGATATACCGTTTCTCTCCCCAGATCCTACAAACACTATTACTTTCTCTACGGATGGTTTTTTATTTGCTTCTCCACTAAGTAGTGCCGAACCTTTTTCTTTGTAATTATCTTTTGTATAAATCGAACCATTGTAAGAATTATCCAATAAGGATTTAACTACATTAAAATGACCTCTATGAGGTGGTTTATATGCTCCTGGGTATAATGCTATCATCTTAAAAATGCTTGAACTTTACTATCTATATCTGATACTTCTGAGTGTTTAAGTAATTCTTGGAATTTTGGACTAAATAGCATTTCTGCTATATTCTTTAGTACATCGTCACTCTTTTTATCACTTACTTCTTTTTTATCTCTAAACTTCTTAACAGCATCTGCTAATTTATCAGCTCCCGGTCCTACACCGTTTTTCTTAAAAGCTTTAAGAAATGCTTGTTTAATTGCTTTGTCTTCTGATCTATTATCTTTATTATACTCTATGCCGCTTACATCTTTATTAAATGCTTCTTCTTCTTCTTTAGTCATTACTACTGGAGAGAAAAAGGATGATTTACCTGCTCCTGTTTCTTCATTATACTGTTTCAAGTATTCTTTTATTCCCTCTACTCCACCTTCTGCTGCTTTATCAAACGCTGCAGTTTCTTTACTAAACTTTCCTCCACGGTCACTAACAAAAATAGATAAGTTACCTTTAAGTTTTTCTTGGTAGTGGTCAATTAATTGATAAGCATTTCTCCAAGTTGAAAATACTGCTACAGATGGAAGTGATCTTTCTGTTCTTTCAAAGTTTGCTGCGTAAGAGATCATTGGGTGAGCGTAAACCATAACCATGTATACTCCATACCCTGCTGCAAGCATAGAGTCTAATTGGGTCATAAACTTAGCTCCTGAAGCTGTAGTATCCCATACTAGGCTTTCTTTGTTAGATGCCGCCGCTGCCACGTCTTTTGCTACTTGCATTGACGCGGGTCCTAGTTTGTTGTGGTACGGGTGGTCTGGATCCTCCACGTATTTGTCCGGGTTGAATTGTTGAAGGCTGTCTAACCCTAACTGGTTTAGTAGGTATGACTTCCCTGCTCCCCCTCCACCTGCCATTATTACTGCTTTGGGTTGATCTTGTTGTTCTTGTATTATTTCTAATAATTTGATCATTAGTTCTCGTGTTAATTATTCTACTCTTCCTATTATTTGTTTGTGCTACTCTCCCTCTTATACTGTTTATATAGGATGTATTTACTCTTCTATTATAATTAGCATTATAATAACCATAGTTCCAGTTATTCCAGCTATTATTATAATTCCATCCGTAGTTATTACTCCAACCGTAGTTGTTATAGCCCCATCGGTCATATCCAAATGGTGACCATCTATGAGGTGAATGCCAATTGTATCCCCATACCCAATCATTCCACATTTGTGTTCTACTGTAGTAGGGATTATAAAAGCTATATCTATTACCTAATAATCTATTGTTCCAATCAAATGATCTAGGCTGACTTATTGCATATTGAGCAAAATCATATCTAAAGTTGAAATCTGTTCTAAGTAATCGTTGAAGTTCAAACTCATTATTAATTACGGTTATTTCAGCATCTGAGCCTTCAATAGAATATATTGGGTCATGATTTAAAGTGCTGACTTGAAAAGTAGCACATCCTGTTAATAATAATACTAGTAATAAAAATAATGATTTGTTCATATGTTATAGTTTTATAGTTGTAGGGTAACTATTATAAATAGGTTCTGTATTAGGGTTCTCTAAAGAGTATAACTTGTAAATCATTTTAAATAGTTCAAAGTTCTCTTCTATTTCATCTATCTGTAAAACTTTCCACCCCTTACCTTGTATTACGTTCTTTTGTTTTGAAGGTCCTCTAGATTGTGCTTTTAACCAGATTATACCTGTACGTTGTATTTTTATACCTTTAGACTCTTCTAGAGCTTTGGCATAAGATGCAAGCTGTAAATCAAATGATTTATGTACACTGTTTGACGTTTTAATATCCAGTAACCATATTTCTCCGTTCATCTTAACGACTAAATCAGCTGTTCCTGCATACTTGTGTTCATCTGACCAAACGAAATCTTCTGCTGATATTAATTCTGGCTTATGTGTACGCCAAAAGTCTGCAAATTTTAATATCATTTCCCATACTATCTGAGAATATTTAGCATTACCGTAATCGTCCATCCAGGAAATTTCTTCTCCTAGTACAAGCTTTTCTGCTGCTTCATGAACTTGTGTACCCTGTTTACCTGCTCTTCGCATAATAAGATCAGCGTTATGCCCAACGTCTTTCATCCAAGATTCAAAAAACTTGTTCTTGGGCATGTATTGGAGTATTGTAGTTACGGATGGGTAAAATACTCCTTCGCCTCTCTTATAAACTCTTCTATCTAAAAAGTTAATCTGCTTAAGTTGCGGATTAAAATTTAATCGTTTCTTTTCATTCTGTTCAAGAATATTCATTCCTTGTTTTATCATAAATCTAATTTTTGCAACATAATCTTAGAGAAATCTAATTCCGTTGCGTTCTGTACTAGTTCTGTAAAAGTTTTAAATCCCATATCTGATGGGTCTTTTCCATTTAGTTCAATTAAGAAAACTCTAAAGCCTGCAGCGATTAATTTTTCTGCTATCTCTAAAGCTTGTTTTTGTGCATCTGTATCTAATGCAATGTATATATCTGTTAATGTTCCTGTGAGTAATCTTTTCCATAATGTTGGTGATAGGCTTTTCCCTAGAATAGGTATTGCGTTTCTTTTTATCGCCATTGCATCAAATGCACCCTCACACAGAATTATAGGTGCATCCCAGTTAATAAAGTTTTCAAAAAATATTACGTCTTTGGAAGCTTCCGGATTCTTGTACTTATAGAAGTTGCCGTCAAAACTTCTTCCAACAAAGTAATTGAGGTGATTGGATGCAGAATAACTTGGAATAATAACTCGTCCTCCATACTCTCCACTTGTGCAGTATCCAATACCATATTTAATAAAATCATTGTCGCTAAGTCCTCTCTCATATAAGTATTTTTTTACTAAGTTAGCTACAACTGAAGTACTAGAAGCTGAATGTATAAGTTGGTATTCCTTTGGTAGCTCTACTATAGATAGTTGCTTATAGTCTATTTTAGAACCTTTTGGTAAGTATTTTAGTATCTCGTTTGCTTGATCTCTAGGAGTTTTCAACTGCTTAAGTAAAGAACGTATAGAACGTCCTCTAGTTTGACATACCCAACACTCCCAAGGGTTATGCCCTTCTTCATTGGTTGCCATATTTATTTCCAACTTCGGCTTTCTGTGATTGCAGAAAGGACAATGGAAAGCATGATTTTCTCGAGCTTTTTTATGAGACTTACCCAATAAGTTTTCAATCGAGCCTAATAAGAATGTATAATCCATAAAGTTATTCCGTAACTATTACCTAATATATAGACAATATACGAAAAATAAGTTTAAATAACAACTTATACGTCAATCATTTTGAGTTTACCTGATTTAGGGTGTACCATAATGTTATCTCCTACAAAGTCTAATTCATCTGGGTCAATTCCTAATCTAGTAGCTTCTTTTTGAACTGCTTCAACAAATTCTTCAGGAATGTCTTCTTTTAGTTTTCCTAGAACTTCCATTACTACTATTCCTAACTTTTTATTAATAACCTCTACGTCGTAGATATATACAAAATTATTTGTTTTTTTCTTATTTAATATTAAAGCGTGCTCTAATTCTACTTCGTCTGTAGTTACTTTATGTACTTTTCCATCTAGTAAGTAAGCTGAGCCATAATCGCCAGAACCTATATATGTAGCTCCTCTGTCTTTAAGCTTATCGATTTCTATTTCGAAACCTCTGTTTGATTCTAATATTTCTCCTATAAGGATTCTAGTTAGTTTCATCGGTCTTAAATTGAAATTTTATTGTTGGGTAGTAATAACGTTCACCCGGGTCTTCTTCAAAGTAGTTAGATTCAGAAGTTACTTCATAACCTAAGGATTTAACGTACTCTAATATTTTATTCCAAGTACTATCTTCAAAGTCGTTTCTAGTCATAAAAGTAATTTTACCAAAAGACATACCTTTTAAAGGATCGTTTTCTTCTCTATCTCCTGAGTAGTTACCCATACTAGCTGATACTCTATGTAGGTCAAAACGGTTTTCTATATCTCTAGCTAGTTTATCTTCTTGCTTTTGGTACTCTCCGTACTCTAATATAATAGTTGATAGTTTCATTTTCCTTGTCCTTTATAGGTTTTAGCATAAAATTTAGAACCTTTTGAATTGGAGTTTTTTGTTTTTGCATGGACTCCTGGTCTCTTTTTCTTTCCTTGCCCTTTATAGTTTCCTATACTTAATACTCTTGCCATATTTTTACGACTAAATCACCTGTGCCTTTTATTAAGCGGTGATATGTGCCTTTGGGTATAAATAGCTTGTTATCATGTAAAGATACAGGAAGTGTGTTGTCAAATTGGAATTGCCAATTAGTTTGTTTAGTAGATTCTATCCAACGATCTTCTCTATCTCTATGCCAAACGAATTCATCTTCTGGAGTATTCTGAGTGAACTCCCTAATTAAATAACTTTCTTTTTTTGTCTCTATGTAAGGTCTACCAGTATCCACTAAAGTTTTTTGCTCCTCCTAATGATTTCCAGTATCGTCCTACATTACAAGCCCAGTAGCCTGGTTTTGTTTTATCTTTTTTAGTAGCACATTTATGTCTTGCTGCAAATGATGCTCTTGCTCCTTTTTCTTTTATCTTAACACTTAAACCTGTTGTTCCTCCAAATGACACTTTAACAACATTTCCTTTTTTGTTTTTAGTATATACAAAGAACTTTTTAGAGCCGCCTCTTTTAGGTTTGTTTAAAGGAACATCTTTACCTTTATATTTAGCTTCTTTTACTCCTACTTTAGCTCTCTGATTCCATACATTATCTTTTTCTTCATCAGTACAGTCTTTAAAATCTTCATCGTACTGTCTGTGAGCTATAAGATCTAATCTAGCTTCTTCTTCATGTGATAGCTGTCTTCCTTTATACTCTGCTTCATAAATCATCGGTAAATCTAATGGTACTTTTTGTCCATTATACTCTCCATATAATCCTATATCTGTTGTTTCTATAAGATTTGCATCTTCTACTTCAAGTTCAATCATACCGTCTCTCCAAGCATCTCTTGCTTCAGCAAATAATTGTATAAAGCTTTCGCTAGAATAACGGTAGACATTCTCATGTAAAGAGAGACTGTTATCTACATGGTATTGTAGTGATGGCAGTCCAATGATGTTTTTTAGTTTAATCATAATTCAAAGTCTTTTCTATAAAATTTACCAAGAACATTGTCATTAATAAATAATGAGTCGTGTTCTAGTACCTCTTTTATAAATAGGTATTTACATTCATAGTAAGTTAAAAGTTTTTTAGTCGGAACGTAGCAAAGTATTTTTCTTTCAAATGCCTCTCCACCTTCTTCTTTTAAGAGTCTTAAAATTTCTTTATGAGAACCGTGGTAATCTAACCAGTCTGATTCGGTAATAACTTTTTGCTTTAGCGGTACTCTACCTCTAAGTCCTTTAGCTTTACGTTCTTCTCTGAGAGCTTCTAATGCTCGTTTTCCTAGTCGTTTATTACGTTCAAAGAATAAAACTTTTTTTCCTATGTACTTCTTACCGGAAGATTTATGAGTTGTTTCATATATAAATCCATATGTTCCTTCCGGCATGTCGTTTATTTCGGTAACTAATCTACCTTTATAAGTCCATGTTGGCATAGTTATCATTTTTATTTATCTTGGTAGATAAATTATTTATCTTCTATACAAAAGCTATCTGTCTTATTGTAGACCCATCAGGGCTAAAGTATAAACATCCTGCTCCTGCTGAACCTGAATGGAATATTGATCCTTCTATCAATGTAGATGGTGTTGTATCTAACCTCTCTAGTGATAAAATACCTGAGTTTGGAATAGCTGAGCTACCTGTTAATATTAAATTGTTAGCAAATGTACTATTCGTAATTCCAGCTGGTGTTGTAATTTCTGTACCGACGATACTGTTACCATTTCCGCCAGCGGTTAGTGTGTTATTTCTACCTCCAAGTATAGATCCGTAAGGGGAACTAACTGTGTTATTCTGTCCACCGGCTATATTGGCAAAGCTATAACATGTCTTGTTATTAAATCCTCCACCGATAAATGACCAGCATGATGCTTTGTTGCATTCTCCTCCTGATATTGTTGCAAAGTGGGCGTGAGTTAATGTTGTATTGTAACATCCACCTCCTATTGTAGTGTAACAAGAAGTTGCTATATTGTTGAAGTGTCCTCCACCAATTGTTCCGAACTTATTATATCCACCTCCTATAAAGTTATAACACCCTCCTGCGATTGTCATACCGTATTGAGTATTATCACCGTTAATTGTGTTCTGTGCACCACCGCCAATAACACTTCGTGAAGCGTTGTCGATCTTGTTTTGTTCTCCTGCTGCTGTAATGGATGAATATGTTGAACCTGCAATTACCTGGCTATTATGTCCGCCAAGAATAGAACTGTAATCTGAATCGTCTATTTTGTTGTAAGTACCTCCTACGATTGATGTTCCAACCGAATTAATTAATTCGTTGTTACAGCCTCCGAGTATTGAAGAGTAATTAGATACTTCCTTTATTCGGTTAGTATGTCCTCCTACGACTGATGAGTTAGTTGAAGACGATACGTGGTTGGCTTGACCTGCTACTACAGTTGAAGATACACCTTCTTGTACTATGTTTAAAGTCCCTCCTAGAATAGATGAAGCAGTTGATGTTGCTGTATTGGCTTGACCACCTGCTACAATTGATGATGCACCTGCTGCAATATTTTGACACCCACCTGCAACTGTTGCAAAGTTAAACTTTGTCTTATTGTTACATCCACCACCTATAAACTGTGCATAGCAGACATCATTTCCGGCGCCACATTCAGCTCCCCATATTTGGTTATCTCTACCTCCTACTATTGCACTATAGGATGATCCGCTTCCAATAAGTTTATTTGTTGCACCACCTCCAATAAAGTTATAACAAGCTTTAGCTGGTATGGTGTTAGATATTCCTCCTACAATTGCTGAGCCATCTGAGTATAATAAGATTGAATTACTTATTCCTCCACCTATTGATGAGTAGGCTGCGCAAAGATTATTATTTTGACCTCCTACTACTGCACTGTATTGTCCATATGGAATATTGTTGTTAAGTCCACCTCCAATGTTGGAATGCTGAGCAGATACTCTGTTAGAATGACCTCCTACTATAGTTGCACCGTATGAGTCAACTTGATTGCAACATCCAGATCCTATAAAAGCTAAGGGACCGTTCATTGTATTGTTAGCTCCTCCTGCTATTGAAGAAGAGTAGTTAACCATATTGTTTACATTTGTACTGTTACCGATTGTAAGAGAATCTGCAATGAAATCTCCATTTACTGTTAGTTTAGAATTACTACCAGACTTAATTGGATCTAATCTCATAGACTCATAAGTACCGCCTGCAGTAGAATGTGTCCATTTAAAGTATTCATTGTTGTTATCTCTAGTATTAAATTCTAATCTAGAATCTGCATCTGCATCTGCTGAATTATAGAATCGTATAGAAGCACCGTCTGTGTTCATTGCCCATACTATCCCACAAGCAGTGGTTGAAAAATTAATGCTATTAGCTTGAGTCAAAGTACCTTGTACATCTAAATCTCCAACTCTTGTACTACCTGATACTGTTAATTTATAACCTGTATCAGCATCGGTTGCACCTTTACCGCCTATTTGCCAGTTACCGCTACTGCCGTGTATAAATCCTGCAAAGCCTGTTGCATTACTAGTATCCATAGTAGACCCAGCATAGAATGCTAAATCTCCAGATGCCATTATTTCAGAAGAGGATGCTCCTGGTACTAAACTAATTGCATAAGTACCTACATCAGCTGCTCCATTAACTATTTTTAGTCTAGAAATAATACCACCTGCTCCATGTACACCGCCGCCTCCTGCTATGTCTACTAATCCGTAGGATGCAAGAGTGTAGTCTGATGTTGTATTTTCTGTTCTATCATCGTATATTTCAAACTGTGAGTCAAAAGAGCCTGTGTAATTAGCATTTGGATGACCAAATAAACCTTTACCGTCTCCTCTAATCATAAATCTTGCTCGGGCATTGTCCCATCCATCTTCTTGTGCTGTACCGAATGTTATACCGCCAGCACCTAAAGTGTCGTCCATACTATTTACTATCCAGAACCTATTTCCGGTTCCTGGTATTGTACCGCCTGCTGTATCGTCTATAATATTAAAACCAATAGCTGCATTACATGATCCTCCATCTTGTTTAAATAGTATAGCTGGGTTATCATTGTCTCCGGCGGCAGATACGTTAGAAAGATCACTCTCTAAAGTAATAGTTGCATCTGCACCATCTGCTGCTTTAATATGTAGATTTCTAGTAAAATTAATATTGCTAAGGCTAAAGTCAGCTACTTTAGTTCCTCCAATTGAATAAATTTGAAAAGTTTCACTATCATGAGCTATATAACCTCCGTCTCCGTTTTGACCTTTATCTCCAAGACTAAATTCTCCTGAAGCGTCTATTGTCATTTGTTGACTACCGTTATTATCAACTTTAAATATTGTGTTGTTTTGAGCATGAGTTGGATGGCTAATATGAAAAGTACCATTTGGATTATTAGTACCTATACCGGTAAAGTATTGACCTCCATTAAAGGTTGCAACTGTTTTTGAGGAACTACCTACCACTTTAATAGAAGTAGAATCACCAGAGATGCGAGCACCATCTCCAAGTTCTTGAGTATCACCAATTACAAATGTTCCATTTCCTGGAGTTGCCACTAAAACGTCATCACCTGTATGAGTTACTTTAAATACCCCGTCTTCAACAGTCATACTGCCTGTAAAGCTATGAGTATCATCATTGGAGTTACCAAATTTAGTTGATCCAGATTCAAACACAACAGAAGCATTATCGAACTCTGTTCGTACTTCTTGTGCTGTTAATGTTCCTCCTACAGTTAGATCTCCCTCTACTGTTGTCGCTCCTATGAATGTAGTACTCCCGCTTAATACATTAGTTCCTGCTAATGTAGTGTGTCCATTATGGACTAAAGATCCGGTTATATTAACATTCCCATCGATGCTTATAGCTTCTTTGGAATTAGGTTGTATCTTATTTACTCTTAATGTGCTCATTTTAAATAATTATTAGTGTTGCGTTATCGTCTACTTCGATTAGTGATGAATTTGTTATTGGTCCGAAAAGTCCTGCATTATAATTTGAAGGTACTTTAAAATATTTTGTTACTGTATCGGGATTCATAAACGTCCCGTGTTCAGATATTATAGCTTCTGTGGCAGTAATTGTTCCAGTTGAAGATATATCTCCTGAAACGTTATGACTACCTGTTACTCCTAAGCTTCCTGTAAATGTATGTTTATCATCTAAACTGTCTCCAAATTTAGTTGATCCAGATTCAAATACTACTGATGCGTTATTAAACTCAGTTCTTACTTCTTGAGCTGTCATAGTTCCAGTAACTGTTAAGTCACCGTCGACAGACATATCTCCAACAAAATCGTGATTGTCGTCTGATGTATCTCCAAATTTAGTTGATCCAGATTCAAAAACAACAGAAGCATTTACGAACTCTGTTCTATATTCCTGTGCTGTTACTGTTCCTGTAACTGTTAAGTCACCGTCAACAAAAGCATCTCCTACATTTATTAATGAACCTGTTAGTTTTAATGAATTTTGTCTATAGTCAAACTTTAAATTCGGTGTTGCTCCATAAAGGGCATTTGCACCTGAAACTGCGTTTCCTACTTTGTACTGTATGTTGTAATCGCTTCCTGATGGTGCACCTCCGGGAATTTGTATTTCATTATTAAGAGATGCAGTAGTAAAAAGACTTATAGCGGTACCAGAAATAGACGAAGAATAGATAAAATGTCTAAAGTTATTATCTAATTCGTGATGACTTAATGCCGAGCCTTTGTCTCCTCTTAATATAATTGCCATTTTATTGTTCTAGTTTAACTATTCTTTTTTCTAATCCCTCTATAATACTACTTTGTTCATTAACTGCACCTATTAATAACGGTACAAGTTTAGAGTAGTCTACAGAAAGATACGAACTTTTATCTTCCGATACAACTTCCGGAAGGACTTCTTTTACTTGTTGGGCTATAACACCAACTTGTGTTTCTTTTTTATCTTTCCAGTTAAAGTACACACCTTCAATATTATTTACTTTTGAGAGTGCGTTGTCTATAAGATAAATATTCTCTTTTAACCTTTTATCCGAATTAGATAGAAGTCCTGCTGAAGCTCTTATACTACCTGAAACTTCTAAACTGTAGGTTAAGTCTTCTACTCCATTATTTATACCTACTTTAGAACCGCTGTATATAAGTCCTGCTGCACCTGCTAAGTTACCTGCTTCGTTATACTGTATCTGTTTATCATTACCCTGTACTGTTCCTGTAGCTAAAGGTACTACGTGCGCACTTCTATTAACCGGAACGTCCATACTACTTGTATAATGTAGGTACAGATTATTGTTGGATATAGAGCTAGAATAGAAAAATGAACCTAAGTTCGTATCCATCTCAGCGTACGTTAGTGCTTGTTTTTTTTGTGCTCTAAAAAGTATTCGCATTATATATCTATTTTTACTGCAAAAGTCATATCAGTATGATGTGTCTTCTGTATTGGTCTGTTTGTTTTTGCTACAGCTAACAATTGATTAGCTGAGTTATAAAGTCCTACTGTTGTAATATAAGGAGTAAAGTTTTTATCTTTTACGTTATTATCTATATCTCCTAAAGAACCTGAAAGTGCTGTTCGATTATATGTAAAGTTATATTCAGAATCTTTTACTGTACAGTTAACATTATATGTATAAATAGGTTGATTTGATTTCCATCGCAGTTTATGTCTAGAATAAGTACTTAAATATCTAGCTGCTGTTTCGTCGGTAATTATTGCTAACCCTTTATTATAAATTATATCTCCTACTACTCTTCTTGGTTCAGTCCATAAGTGATTAGCTCCAGAAAGAATTAAAGCTCCTTCTCCATCATCAATTATTTCAAATCTTTGTTGCTTTCTATTAATGTCTACATATTGGTAGTGATCTCCAGGTGCTACTGATTCAGTAACAAAGTTACTTTCATCTATTGCATAATCTACATCATCTAAAGGATTAGAGCCGTACCAGTATTCTACATTTTCTACAAATTGATCTTGTCCACTATGTCTATGTTTACAGTAATCATCTGCAAAGTACTTATCATCTGCTTCTATTAAAGGTCTAAAGGAGAATGTTTTAGGTTCAATATGTGTACCTGTTACTCCTCTTGGGATAGAAATTACTGCTACTTCTGATTTAAGATCTCTTGAACCGCTTAAGGTTAGGGTTGATTGTAGTGATAAGTCACTAGAGCCGGATAGTAATCCGCTACCTATACCATCTCGATAGAAATTCTGGTGCACACTATCCCATGTTAGTTTCTCATACCTGTTGTTACGGAAATCTAAAGGATAAGGATAATATGGAGTTGAACCAGAAAAACCTCGCAATGTAGAAATATCGTAGGTATCTATTAAGCTACCAGATGCTTCCCATTGTTTACGTGCTGAGTAATCAGATACGTATACGTTTTGTCTGTTCAGTTTTTTGTATGCACTCATTCATTAATAATCAAGCTTAACGCGAATTAGCGATTCCTTAGTAAAATCCTTCAACAAAGGTCTAGATAATTTTGCTATTGCCAATAAGTCGTTATTATCGTTATATAGTCCCACAGAGGTTACATACGACTGTGGAGAGTTAATCATTACATTATGTCTAATTTCACCTGATCCTGTTATTAGAGACGGGTTACTAGAATAGTTAAATTCGTTATTTCTAGCTCTTACAAATACAAAGTTAGAAGAAATAGTCTCTTCAGACTGTATTCTAAATTTACCGCCTTCTTCAAATAGGTCAAATGCTTTTTGAATATTTGTTGATTTTCCATCGCTATGTATAATACCTGGGGTTGTTTTTATATCTAAAGCTAATCCTCCATCTGCTACAGGAGCTTGAAGAGCATTTGCATTTAAAAGTATAACACCGATATCTGGGTATAGTTTACCGTAAGAGCCGGCTGCAACAGTATGTCCATCTACTTGAAGACCTGAATTAATAGTTCCTAAAGAACCTGAAACTAAATCGTATTCTCTTCCTGAATCTGTAAATGTTACAGTGGAAACTACTTGGCTATTATCTGTTAAAGTTACAGAATTACTTCCAGATTGTAATACTAGGTCTAGAGTACCAGGTAAAAGTTTTTCTTTATATCTAGCTCTATCTATTGCAATTGCGTAAAAATGATTAGAAGGAATACTTCCAAATACAAAATCAGAATCTTCATCTCCTAATACTAAAGATCTATACTGACCAAATATTGTTGAAGTTGGTGATTTACCGGGTACATTAGGATTATAAACTATACTACCTTTTCCGTCTTTATTTCCATATGTTAATGAAAATTGTGTCCTAGAGGATTCATCTGCTGAGCCTGTTTGGTATATGTTGTAATAGTAGTCTCCTGATGGACCTCCTACTTGAGTAGAAGATGTATAAAAAGAAGATAATGCAGTTACATTTCCTGACCATAATGGTGTTGAAACTGATTCAGCACTTACTACTACGTCTTGTTGATCAAATCTTTTAAATGACATAATTAGTTAGTTTTATTTATAGTTACAGGAATAGTTAATCTTGCTCCAGAATCTCTACCAATAACTGTTAATGTTGTCTGTAGTTTTGTTCTTGAACCGAATAACGTGTTTATAGTTGTTGCTGTTAAGTTTATAGTTGTTCCAATAACGTTTTTAGATACATTAGTACCTAAGGTAGTAGTTGAATTTAACTGTTCTGCTTCTTCAGTATTTATACCCACTCCTGCAAAGGAATTTAATACTCTAACATCTGCCAATGTAGCAGTGTATCCTGATGCTTCAAAAGTGCTAGTAGCTCCTTGGAAGTTCAACGTCTGTGGTGTAATTGCTATAGAAGCTCCTTGCTTAAGAGTAATTGCTCCAAATCCTAGATCAAGTATTGGTAGTTTAGAAGTACCTCTTGGAAGGGTTACTAGCTTGTACTTCATAATTTGAGTCTCATCAGGAAAAGCTTCTAAAAGCGGCATATTTTCAATTGCCTCTCCGTAGAGTGCAGAACCTGAGGGATGGAGTGGATTGTATAAAGTGTAATCAATCTCATCATCTGCTAATGCAAATTGAGTGATCTTAAAAGAACCGTCCCCTCTAGCTAACAATTCTCTTCCTTTTTTAGTTAAAATCGCATCCACTGTTACGATCGAATTATCTAAGTATCCCATTTTGTGTTATTGTGTTTTATATAAATATGTTGTAATAATGTTTTATCCCTATGCACCACTGCCTGATTCTTCTATCGCTACTCCAAATTCATCTGTAGTGTATACGGTTCCTTTATCCGTTGCATGTACCTTACTGGAAACAACACGAATGAATTGATTTCCATCTTCTCTATAAATTAAACTTCCTGATGTAATAGTTACCCCGTCTTTTATTGATCTAACTTCAGGAAAAGAACCAGGTATATAATATGGACCTGTTCTAACAGATGTATAATGATCACCTAATTTTTCAGAATAAATCTCAGTACTAAATACTCTAGGTGTTTCTTCAACGTTAAAGTATAACTTATTTAAATCCTTATCTCCCTGTCCAGCAGCTAATATCGTTTCATTATTAGAATCTAAAGGATGTAATGTTCCTTCAAAGTTAATATATGTTTGAGCAGGGTTATCTCTTTTTATTCTAGCATTATTTTTAGTCCCACTGTATCTAGCATTTGTCCACCCTGTTGTTGTATAGTTGCTATAATTAATTTCTGCTAATGTAGCAGTTTCAGATACTAATGACCCTAAATTTGATGGGTTAGCACTATCTGTATTTCTATCTACCTGGTATGCAGATTTATTTGTTAGTACAGTAAAGGCGTTACCCTGTAGTACATTGAAGTCATTATTTTCAAAATTATCTGCTAAGTAATTTAAAAATGTAAACTCTACATTAAAATCAGCAGGAGTACCTTGAGAGTCGTTACTAGCTGGTATATTTGAAATTTCTATTGGTTCAGTCTGTAAGTAAAAATATCCGTTTAGTCTTGATATTGTTTTTATAGGAACTGTCACTTTTTCTGTAGCTATTGTGAACTTTAATGCCTGTATTTGTTTTAATGTTGCTTCTAATGATACGTTATTTGCACTTGAGAAAGGTATTGTTATACCTGTAATTTTATATGGAGGAAAAAATGAATTATATCTGTAGTATTCGTTTGTACCTGTTACTGGAGTATCAAATTCTATTCGTTCGTATATACCACTACTAGTTACATGTAAATCTTCTGAAGCAGAGGAACCATATTGAGCCACCGGTAATCTAACAGAGCCGGTACTAACACTACTGCTATACAGTATATTAATATTACCTGTTCCGTATGCGGATGGATCTGTTACTTTAAATTCTAATTCTGTCATTATTACCTTTTATATAAATATTTTAGTTTCACTAACCTAAGTCAAAATATAATACTTCATTACCACCTGGAGGTGGATTAAATGTTAAACTAACTATAGAAACTGGGGAGTGTAGAATATTACTACCGCCTGGATCTTCTTCATAATATGTTATTTCAAATGTTCCGTAGTTACCGTTGTTGTTATTCTGTGTGTTTATCATTTCGATTTTATTCCTACCTTTAGTTAAGATGTTAGGATCAAAGCGATGTACTGTCATTAACTCCATTGGGCATTCAAAATTGCTATTACTATCATCTGTCGTTAGACCATTATTATTTGTTGCAATAAATAAACCACCTACCTGTGCATTTTGACTTAAATCTAAATCGCCAATATCGGTACCGTTAAGAAATACTTTAAAATTATCGTCTTTTGCAGAATTAGAATTACATACTTGCATTGTAAGGACTGATGATGTATTTGTCGGAGCAGATGTTTTAAATTTAGCATAGTATTCAAACTGTGAGACAGTATTATCATATCCTGATAATAGTAATTCTGGGTATTGTGCTCCGTTATAATTACTACTGTAAGGAACATTTCCTTGATCATCCGTAGACCATCCTACAAACTCTCCTATTTGAGTTTCTACTTCAACTACTATCGGTACTGAAAGCCAAGATTCGGAAAGTGCTCTAGGAAACGTATACTCGAGTTTTTCATTCATCTCTTGGAATGGGGTACTTGAAACGACTGGGTATTTAAGTTTTAAAGCGCCACTACCTAATGCTACACTGCCTGCGGGTGTGTCTCTAATAATATGAAAAGCTAAATACTCTCCTAAGTCTGTTACTTCCAATGAAATATCACACGCTAAAGGTATAATAGTTGCTTGATTAAATGCCCTTACATTAAAAAGAATAGTAGGTTGTTGCTGACTTTTGAATCGGTTATTTTTGTTTAGCTCTCCAGATTTTGTTACTGATATTGTAGAGCCGCTAAATTCACCTGTCATTCGAGGTTCTTCACTAGTCATGTTCCTAGGTATTTCACCTATTGGTGAAACAACTGTACTATTGTAATTAGTAGTGTAGGGGTGTTTATTAGCTTTACCGAAAGCATCTCCACTTGATCCTGTTATGTTGAGTAGGTTTATTGAACCGGTAATGAGTTCATCTCTATATGATACCTGTACCTGTTTTGCTTTACTTCTATGGAGTATATGTGAACGTACTATAACACCTGTGGTAGCACTAGACCTAGCAGGAATAAATTCCTTAACTAATCTAAATATAACGTTATCAAAAAACTTTATTAATCTAATATAGTCTGTCGGTTCTCTGTAGTTTGCAAGTTCGTCATTCCACTTCCAACGGTCTTTAACTACATTACCTCTTACATCTTTATCACTATCTTCCCATCGTAGAACTACCCATTGCCAGAAGTTGTAAGGAGAAAAATCCCTATCAAAAGTTTCTTCGCAAAATTTATCTAGAAGATAGTATTTATCTGAGTTAGATTCTCTTGGGTCACCTATGTAGTCGTCGTAGTTATAACTGCCGCTATACTTTAATTTTATTATATCATTAGTAGGTTGTGCAATATCAAATCCTACTTCTATTTCATGTAAATCATCAGTGTACTTATTTTCTTTTTTAGCTATACTCGTATAGAGAGAAAGTGTACTTCCAGTAACTAGTGAACCAGTATTCTCTAATCTCAACTTATCTAGTGAACTAGTAACTTCTTGTTGAATAGAGAAAAAACGGCCTGTACCGACTTCAGCACCACCTTTTTGTTTTATCGTTAATAAGTTTTCAGGTATACCGAAGCAATTAATTAAGGCTCTTAACCCTCTATGTGTTCCCTTAGCTTTAGTTAAGTAAGGAAGATTGTGGTAAATACGTTTGTATACCTCTTTCTGGTAATTGTCTTCAGGCATTGGTTGAAGATAATCTAACCCACTTCCTGAGGTGATTTGTCTATAACTATTAATTACCTCTCCTGTACTTCCGGAATCGTAGGATTCTCCAACGAATGCAGAGAATAGATTCTGGAGACTTTTATTGCTATTGTATAGGTTATAACCAAAACTTTCGATTGCATCTCGAACTAAGTCTTTCGATATACCGAAATCTAATCTGTTATCAGCATCGTACTTATCGGAGACTGCTTTAAAGTATATCCAAAGATTATCAAAATGTTGACCAATCATATGAGTAAACATAATAACTGGTTCATTTGATTCATCATCTCTTACATATAAAGGAAGAGTATTTGTTAATACGTCGTCATTTAAGTTATCGTATACATCAGCTAACTCTGTCTGCTTTATAAACCACTCAACTGATTCTGCTGAATTACTATTCTGGTTAACGTATGGAGGCTTATTATTTGATTTAGGCCATGCATGAGAGCCGCTTTCGTAATATAAAAACCTATCGTAGTGATCAAAGTTTTCTACAATTCCTTTAAGTAATCCACTATAGTATTCCCTACTTCCTGATATACCTATTTTAGCGTATCCGGTGCTTTCAATTGTAGCTATACTCCCTTCGTATGATTCTATTAATTCAAGTTTATACTTAAAATTTCGAAGTCTTTCTTCTGCTGATGAGAAATGTATAAAGTCTGAGTAGTCAGAATGGTTAATACTAATTTGAGCACTATTCTCGTTAAACATAGAGTATAGTGAATAGTACGAACTTGTGACTGGAAAGCTAAATAATTCGTCGTAGTTGAAGAATTCTGTTGGGTTATTATTTTCTTTGGATAGCTCTACATCGAAGTTTGGACCTTTCAGCGATGGAATTTTAATTTCATCAGGTATCACCTCAGTGTTAACAGTGAAGCTAACTGTATCTGCTATAGTTTCTAAGACTCTACAAAGAGATTTCTTCTCCCAGGTATTAGGTAGTGGTTCGTATAATTTTAATACAAGAGAAACGTTATTTTTATACTCCTGTACATCTATGTTAATTATAGAATATATATTATTTTTACCGAAATCTAATTTTAAATCTGAAAAGTAAGAATTATTTTCAAGTTTAGCTTTAATTTGCTGTACTCTTAAATCTAAGTCTTCATTAGATAACTCTAAAGTAAGTAACCTTATTTCTGTATTGTCACTAGAAGTTTCTTCTAAAAAGAATTGTTTAGGTATAGTTGAATCAGAAAATAAATCTGATAGGAAATTGTAACTTAGTACTATGTCTCCATTTCTATAGCCGTTTGCTGCTGCATCATTTGCTGGATCTATCTCTAAGTTAGATGCTCCTGATTTTCCTGCTCCTGCGGATAGCTTAGATTGACTTGCGCCTACATAGTTTATTTGGGACTTAAGGAGTACCCGATCTAATGTATAAAAATGTAGGTCTATAAAATCAACACTACTATTATAAAGGTTATTAATAGAAAACGGACCTACTAATTCCTTATCCTTAACTTTAAGTTCGGACTTAGTATCGTAGTTAATATTTTCTACTTGGTTTACTATGTATTTAGTTCCCGCCATCGTCTATTCCAGCTTTTGTATTTGCAAGTGATATTTCTAAGTCAACTACTTTTTTGTTAGCTTCTAAAAGCTGATCTCTTAATTCTGCTATTTCATCTAGTAGAGGTTGTATGTCTAGTAATGCTTCTTGTATCTCTACTAATTCACTACTTCTTTCTATTAAGTATTTATGAGATTTACCTTCTCCTTCAAGCGGTATATCTAAATATAATTCTTCATAGTCTTTAAAAAACTGTTCTACTGTCTTTACTGTTACCTCTTCCTCTTCAGTAATAAACGATTTAAATTCCCTATCTACAACTTTTCCGAAGGATTCTTTTGCGTATACTGTTTTTTGTATCTTTATATTACTACCCATTTCTAACTACTTTAAACACATTTTTATTATCCAACACTACTGTGCTACCGTCTAATGTAGTCTTAACTAGAAGTCTATAGTATCTTTCTGGCTGTAATGTATCCATATGTATGTCAAAGTAACTACTGGTATTATCAGCACTTATCTTAGTATATGTACTATCAAAGTCAATAATCATTTCTTCGCTATACTCATCTTTAATAGCATAGTAGGAATTTTCCGGTAGTTTATATTCTGTTTTATATATAGATCCTGTGGTAAAAGTCCTTGTTGGGTACTTAGGTCTTGCTGATAGTCTAAACCTACTTATATCAGAGTCTATATATTTTTCCTTATGGTTTTTAATACTTACCGTTGATATGTCTGTTGAAAGTTCATTAAGGGTACTGTCGTACTTACTATCGTCCCATTTAAATTCTAAGTACGGTGGAAAAATTGTACTACTATTACTGCTAAAGTATTTTAAGTTTATTGAAGATGTAGTTTCATTTTCTTGACTATCGGCAAACTTAACTATAAGCCCATGGTTATCAATAGATCCACTCTCTACAGAGTTTATAAACCCTGTTACATCTAAATCTATATCTAAATCTGCTGTTAAAGAAAAGGCTTGTGATGTTGTATTAGCTCCTTCAGTATAATCACATCCAGGTGTTGACCATAAATTAGAACCACCTGTTAAAGTCCACGATACTCCGGTAGTGTTTGTTGGGGTATCACCTGCTTTACCGGTACCCTGTATCCATGATTTAGTTAATGGACTAGTCTCTACTGTATATAACTGAGGTAATTGAGTAGCATCTGCTAAGTACATGTGTAATGAGGCAGAATAGGAGCCGGATATCTTTGTAGATAACGCATTTGAAATATCATTATCTGAGAATTTGATTAGTATCCGGCTTGAACGTCCTATTCCATCATCATCAGGGTATGAACGAAGTTCTAATATTTCATCTAATCCAGCATTTCCGTATAGTCCTGCTACGTCAGGTTTACTGAGTACTGTTGTGTCTTTCTCTGGGTAAATTCTATATATTGCCATTCTATAATGTTGTTACTCTACCTTCTATATCTTGATTAGGATACTTAACTTCAAAACAACAAGGGTCGTAAGAAGGATAAAGAACATTGTTTCTTGTTGCTCCTCTTGTATCGTATCCAAATTCACTATACTTACCTCCTGCTTTATTGTCTAGTTTAATACTTTTTACTGTCTGTACTCCTGGTATTCTATCTAATTGGGTATATAAGGATGATATATTAATAGGTTGGTTAATTGTTAGTTTGTCTTTAGCAAACAGAGATTTAAGTTTCTCTGTACATTTTAATAGTACGTCTCTTGATTGAAAATTAGGTAAAGTTATAATCTCAAACTTAATTCCAATATTAACTACAAAAGCGTCTTTTAAGTCTACAGCATCAGTAAGCATCATATACTCTGATAAATATCCTTTAATATTATCTTTTAGTGTTTTTGAAGCAGGTACTAAATGTCCGTTATTATCAAATGCAAGTACGTATAGAGCTAATGCTAAACTATTCATACCTAAAGCTGATTTGCTGCTAGATTCTGTATGGTCTTGTGTAGCAAATATTTTAGCTATAGAACCATATTGTGGTGGAAGTGATAGGGACCTTACTGCATAATCCTGGAGTGTTACTACTCTTTTCTGTTCTGCATAAGCTCTTATACTATTCTCTCTTAGCTCTTCTACTGTATCTCCATCTCTTCCTCCTAAAGCAGGAGTTAAGTTGTTGAAAGCTAATGATGAAACTTTTGATGAATCATTTGCAGATGTTGTTATTACATCTATAGAGTTTATTGTGTTTGCAGGTGCATTGGCTTTTACTCCTCCTCCAATAATATAACGTATAGTTAGAGTTGTATTAGAAGGAGCTAATCCGTATGATTTAGTAAATAGAAAGTTTGATGGATCATAAGCTACATCTAATCTAGGTAACTCTCCTCTTGTCTGGTATGCTATTGTGTTAGGGTCCGGTAAAAACTCTTCGTTATTTTCTGTGCTAATACCTGCTCCAAACTGTATTTGTAGAACTCCGGTTGAGGTTAGTCTAGTTACAAATCGTCTTGGGACTCTTTTTAATTTAAGTACATTTGGAGCAAGTGCTTTATCTTGTGTTATATTTGTCTCACCAACAAATACTGTATCCTGTCCTAAAAAAGGAACCTCGTACCATAAGTTACCATCGCTATCTGTAATATCTAATATACCTACTATATCTTCTTCTTCTATATTTAGTGTCGCAAATTTTTCTGATGTTGTAAATGATTCTGATATAGTTTTTATTTTTCCTGAAAATGCTTTTGTGGTCTTTTTAAGTAGGAATTCAGAAGGTTGACCATCAGTTAATGCGCTTACTGTTATTTCAGTAGGGTCATAAGAACTTGAAAAGTTAAAATCAACCTTATTAGTCATTAAGAAAACAGTCTGATCTTTAGTTGTAGCTTTAATTGTACTATTTTCTGCAACAGTAATTGCTTGATCAAAATCTGGTTTAGCTTGTATACCGATAGCATCTACATTCTGTGTTACTGTTAATTCAACTTCTGCTACATTTGTAGCTTTAGGTTTATAGCCCATCATATAGGCTAGAGAATATAGATTAGCAGGGTTCTTAGCGTGTTGAAGAAAGGTTTCCTGTAGCTGTGTATCTTGGTAAAATGACATTACATCTCCTACGTAAGATGCCATCTCTATTAACATTAGACCGGGTGATGTCGGTGAAAAGTCATTATAAGAATCAGGGAAATATGACTTAGCATACTCCACTAATTGACTCCTAAAGTCGTCAAAGTTCTTATTTATGTATTTTATGTCTCTAGTTTCTGCCATTATGTTGATACGTTTATTAACAATTCATCATCAATTCCTGTATCTGCAATAGAGTATTCAAGATAAAATCCAATTGTATTCATATCAGGGTCTGATGTTAATTTTATTTGTTTTGGTACAACCTTTGGAAAGTACACTCTTAAAGCTTCTCTTGCTCTAGCATCTAATGCATCCAATTTTTCTTCTGTAATATTTTCAAATAACTCGTTTCTAAGTCCAAATCCAAATAATGGATTTAAGTACCTTTCATTCCTACCGGTTAAGAAGTAGTTAATAAGGTTATTCTTAATAGCATCTTTAGTTTGATAGTTAGAACTAAACGCTGTTTTGGCAGTAAAGGGTATGTTTATACCTACTGCTTTCCTAGGTTGTAAGTCTAAGGGGTTTATTTTTCTAACTTCAAATGCCATATTACTATATTCTTATTTTATCTTTTTTATAGGATGCATCTAGCACCTGTTTTGCTTTACCTACAAAATCTAAATTTGATATATCTATCCCCGGTAGTGATTTATCTTGCATCCCTAATTGAGATGCCATCTTTGCTGAGGTAGAAGGAGGTGTAGAGCCGACTATATTGTTATATTCGGCCGGTGTCATTCCAGCTTTAGTCATTGAAAGCATTTCATCTAATGTATTATGTTGTGTACTACTTGCAATAGGGTTATATTTAGTAGGTTGCTGTTTAGCTACCTCTATTGGTGTTGGAGGTTGGTTATAGAACGTCTGTTTTGGGTTACTAGCTATTTTAACTGCTTCAGTTAATACCTCTTGTAACTCCTCCTTAAACGCTGCTCTAACTTCTTCCCGTATAATTGTCCTTAATTGATCGAGTTTCATATATATAAATAGTTAAGTTAAGAAAGTTGATTGTCTATTCTAAATTTTATTTCTTCTAAAAGTACTTCTTTTGAAGAACTATAGGAATTAGGTCCTTTTATTACTATCTTTCCATTCTTTAAAGCAGAGGCAAAGTGCCTTGGTGCTAAGACTGGAGATTCTGGTGTTCTTTGTATCTTCAGGTTAAATCCCTTGTAAAATGTTTCGCTTGATTCTTCTGCTGATTTAGATTCTTTCTGTACTAACGGAGAATTTAATTTTGATAATTCATCTTTAAGTTCCTTTAGTATTTCTAATGGGATAGAATCGGTTATGTTTCCACGAATCTTACCAATACTCTCTCTAATACCGTTTGTAGAATCTAAGTTACTGTTTCCACCTGATATAGAGTTACTACCATTACTATTAGAGCTACCATTATTACCGTTAGAGTTGTTATTAGCTGAGTTAGGGTCGATGTTTTTATCTTTTGAGAAATTATCAAATTCGTTTAACCTATTTCCTGATTTATTCTTCTGATTCTCATTAGATTTACTATCTTTTAACCTACCATCTGATGTATCTGTTTTTGAAAGTGTATCAGAAATATTCTTAAGAACAAGATCTATCTGTCTAAATGCTTTTGCTTTTCCGGTTAATCCTTTAGAGTTAATATCTAATTCAACTACATTAACTTTCTTTATAGGTACACCTGCTTTACTTACTTCTCCTGTAGATGTTATTACTGCAAACTTATTAATTACCTTATCTCCGTCTTTTTCAACAGGTAATCTAAAAGCATCTCCTTCTTTCATTATATTTAACTTAGCTCCAGCACTAGGAAAATCACTTATACTTTTACTTCCTTTTAGAGCAATTGAGGCTAAATTTACCTTCTTAGCTAAATCTTTTTCTATTTTACCTTTAGGAGAATCTGTATTCTCTTCCTGTAGAACAGAAGCTCCAAATCCATCTAGTACGTTGTTACCGTCAGCGTCAACTATACCTAATGCTTGTAGTTGAGGTTTTGTTAGTTTAGCTTTTGCAGTATTACATATCTTACAGACTGCTACAGTTGGTGCTATTTCTGCTACTCTAGCATTCATACTTGATGTTGAGCTTGCAACACTTGTTAAAACTCCTTCTATTGAATCAGCTGTTATTAGCATTGCAATAGCAAACTCTTTCATTAAATTTAATATATCAGCAAAGTTGGTTGTAAATGCTGTTGGAAGCCCTATAATTAAACCCCCGGCTGGGCCTGGAGGAATACCTATTGCTTGAGGTACAGGTAGTTTAATAATAGTATTGACAACTGCTAAAATTCCACTTACAGGTCCTTTTATAGCTGCAGGTAATGCAGCAAATGCACCTAAGTTAGATGACAGGGCTCCTGATAGAGCTGCTAGTCCAGCAAGCTTAGTTGTTATCTGAGCTAGTTCAGCTGGAGATGGACATTCAGGTTTTCTTAAAGAATTTGCAGCTTGTGATGTTGCTGATAGTCCTTTAGATAATACTACACCGTTCATCTTACCGACTTGTGAACCGATAACTCCGTGTAACTTTGGTGGTTTAAACTTTTCAAATGGCATACTACTCTGTAAATACTTTAATTGAATCTAAATCGTCTATTGCTTTTTTTATAGAACCTAAAGGTCCTGCCATGGATGCTCCATGGGATTTTATCTGTGCTAAACCTGGTGCTGATGAACCTGCAGTTGAGACGGCTGCTAAAGCCTTACCTAGCCTTTGTAGCTCAGATAATAAATCTCTCATCCAGTCTTGTGTTGTTGCTCCAAGTAGAACAGGTTCTTTCTCTTTAAAGGCTGCTGTTCCTAAGTATACTTTAGTAGCATCTACTGCGACATACTCTTCTCCGTCAAAACTTACTCTTGCAGCATTACCTCCTATATCTTCAGCTGCTGAAAGAAGTATATTCTCTTCTTTAGCATTAAAGAATAATCTCCCTGAGTTAATCATTACTTGAGAACCTTTATATACATCTCCTTCATCAGGAGCGCTTTCCCAAGCTTTACGTTTCTTATTTGCTTGGCTTATTTTAATTTCGTGATCCTCTACTAAATATATAGAAGCAGGGTCATCATTAATATTCTCAACCACTGTAGAGTCAGGAGATGCTCCACTTTTACCGTTACTTATAATAGTAATAGGTTTCTGATCATCATTCTCTACAAACATCTTATCGTGATCTACTCCTGTAAATCTTATAGTTTGTCCTTGTCTACCTTCTATAGTTAGGTCACCTTGGAATGGCTGTAGAGGTGCTACATTAGCTTTATCTTCGTAATTGTAACCTAAATCTTCTATTCCCTGTTGAGTATCAGGAAATGCATTTACATGTGGATTATTCCATAAGTTAACAATTGATGTATAGTAAGCACGGGAGTTATCTGCATTTGCTTCATCTCTATCTATAGCAGGTGCTGATTGAAGTAATACAATCTCATTTAATAGCGGGTATGCTTTAAAGTTGAAATTCATAGGATACGCTACATCTAGTAGTAAAGGATCTGATTCATCTCCAAATTCACCTATCACTCTGTATTTAATAGCTCCTAAAGATTCCATCTTTCCATACTTATCCCATTCTGGGTGAGTGTCGTCTAGTATTATATCAACTACCCGAACTGGAACAGCTCCTTCTGGTTTCGATAGATCACCAGATTTCTTGCTAAAGAGGTTAACATTATTGCTATTTAAATTATACATTAATTACCACTTTCTTCGTTCGTTTTATCTCCTAACTCATCTTGAGTATCTTCTGTTTCCTCTAATAGTGCAGCAAGTTCTGATGGATCCCACATGTCTCCGTCACTACCTTTTGCTTGTGCTGATTCTATACGTTGTATTATAGCAGCCATCTTTATCAAAGCATCATCGTTCTTTACTCCTATCTCCATATACTCTTTGATCATTGGAACAATTAATGTTGCATCTCCTATATTCTCTATCAGAGGTTTAAGTTCACCGATTAGAGATTTTACTTGAGATCTAGTTGTTGATGAATTACCGTGAATCTCAGAAAAAAGGTCTGATAATGTTTTGTTTCCAAATATTTTCTTATCTAAAGCCATAAGGTATGTTTCTATATAAATATCCTATGATGCAGTAATGTCTAATAATCCTAAATCATAATACCTTTGATACTTATTATAGAACTCTTCTTTAAGTTTAGAAATGACTCTAGTTAAGTGTGGAGTTTCACAATCCGTCATTTCTCTTATGTAAATGTATAGAGCTTTCTTTTTAAAGATCTGAAGGTCATTTCTAGTTTTAAATATTGTCAATACAGCATCTGCTATTTTCTTTTCCTGGTCTTTAGCAAATATGCTGTCTAACTTAACGTACGTTTCATCTACCCAGTCGTCTATAAAGTGTGCTAGTGATTGCTGATTGATACTCTCTTTCATACCGTTAGGTTCAAAAGAATCCTCATAATCAGAGAATGAACCTACTTGTTTGAGTTTTTTATAATTTTTATTGTTGTAATTAATTAACCACCTCTTAACAATAGTACCAAAATAAGAATATGCTTTTGCTCCATTATCAGGATCAAACTTCATAATCTTCTCTTCTAATAAAACAGAAACAATTTCATGCTTTAAATCTTCTATTTTATCAACATCTGTGTAATAGAATTTAAAAGTATGAATTATGTTCTCTGCTAACTTGTAAAAGGGTATATAGATATGATCTGTGAAGATCTTTGCTCTATATACTATATCTACTGAAGTATTATATTTTTTAATGTACTCTTCTGTCTCTGAAGTAAAGTAATTAGCTTTGCTCTTTTTTCTTGCCATAGTTTTGTGGAAGCATATATCGATCTAATTCGTCCTGCACCTTTTTTAGTTGTTTAAAAAAATAACCGACCTCATCATCAGATTGAAATGTCCCCTTTTCATCTAATTCATTAAGGTGCTTTTTAGATTCTCCTACTGCATTTGAAATATTTTGAAGATATTGAGTTTGATCCTCTGTTACATCTTCATACTTCTCTAACTTAACTAAGAGATTTCTTATAATATAAGAAAAAATCAACAGTAAAGCAACTAATATACCCACTATTATATATAAATTTGTTGGTTGTATGTCCATTTTATAAGTTTTTTAACATATTTGATAATCCTTCTGAGGATTTAACTACTTTTCCTGAAGAAGTTGTTGTTTTTGGATTTCTAGGTTTAGAAGATCCACCATTTCTTTTCCACATATCGTATTCAACTTTAGAAGCTAAGAAGTCTGCGGTATGTAAAACTGAAATTAATGCTGATTTTTGTCTAGAAGATTCTACATTACTAAAAAAGTACGCTTCATTTGCTTTATCAAATACTCCATCATGACATCTTATACCTAAAAACTCCTTTTGATCTACTTTTATACCGAATTTCTGTAAAATAAATAAAGATCTATCTGGAATAAGCATAAAATCTAAGTCTGGATTAAAAGTATACATTTCTGAGAGTTTATCTTGTCTCCATTTATCAGTTTGAGGTATGTAATTTGGTTTATCTCCATCTCCAATCTTACCTAGATCGTGAAATAAAGCAGAAAATACTAATTGTTCCTCAGTATAATCAATAGTTCCACCCATTTTCTCATATAACCTAGATTGTTCTATAGCAAATTGAACTACTCTATTAACATGATCTACATATCCACCGGCAAAAGCATTATGATACCAAGTCTTTCCACTAGCAGGAGCCATAACATAGGTATCCTCCATGTGTTTAATCATCTCTTTACACGCTATAGCACGTCCACCTAAGTAGGTTTCGATAATTTTTACGTGTTTGTCGTAGTTTTTTTGTATTTGTTCCGCATTTAACATAGAAAACCTTTTTAAATTATTATTATTTATTTATTTTATTATTTAATTACTTTAATATTATATATTATATCTATTTAAAAATATTTTTTATTATAACTTATTAATTATCTTAATTAACATATATAGAAGATATTAAAAAAAATTCGGAATAGCAACTATTCTATGATAAATTTTTCAAAATAGCCGTCTTTTATTAAATTCTCCCCTAAATCCCACTTTACTCTCATAAAAATACTTATAGTATCACCTATCATACTTGGAGGAAACGGTCCAACCACTCTTTTAGTTGTAAAATCACCGTATTCATCTTCCGAGAATAGTATTTCCGTACTCTGAACCACTGGAACTATAGTACCTTCGAATTGATCTAAGTAGACAGTTGTGTTCTCATAGGGTATAGGTACACCGTTATAATTCCATAAACCCAACCAAGGTTGATATAAACTAATAGTAAATGCGACTGAATCTTGTAAAACGAAATATGAATCGGTATCAAACTCAGCTCGAACTATTGACAACCCATTATACCAATAATCTTCAGAAGTCTTATTAGCATATACATCTAATGAGAAGTAAGGGTAATACTCACTCGTCCAATCTAGTACTGCATGGTAATAACCGTTACTATCCTTAGTAAAGCTTGATTGTATATAAGCATCACACTCACCTCCTATACATGGGGTAGTGAAAGGTTCTTTCTCACAAGAGGAGAGGGCGGCGATAAGTAAAAGCGAAGCCGCCGCGCGAAACGCGCGCAAGTTGCACCGAAGATTTTTATCTAACATAATCCAAATTGTTTAGATACCCATCCGTACTTCTCTATATGATCATCATAGAAGCTATCATCCCCATACATGAAGAATGCATCAGCTTGATCTAACCATCTAGCAGCAGTCTCTTTATCAGGTGCTCCTACAGACATAACGTCTTTAAGGGCCTTCTGTTCGAAAGCTTTCTCGTCCTCTACTAACCTATCATTCTCTTCAGATAGATCGTTAACGAAATCAGTTAATTCCTGGAAAGTCCAATTGTGGAAGTTATACCCTCTAGGTCTCATGCCATATACGTCTTTGTATAGATCTGAAACCCACATTAGGCATTCATCGAATTGACTTTGATTACTAATTGAAAATGTGTTTGAATTTGCCATAACCTTTATCTTTTTATCTTATACTTAAAGATACGAAAAATAACTATGTGAGGCAACTATTTTAGTGACTATTTTAAAAGTTTTCCGAAGAAGGATACTTAATACTAGCTTTCTTTAATTCGTTCTTTAGTATATACTCATGATCTAGTAAATCTAAGAACTTTTTAACTATTACACATTTCTCATAATGTTCAAATGTAATGAATACTTCTAGTATTATATTGAGAGCTTTCTCTACTTCATCTCTATCGAATGAATCTCCTATTGTATATACTGTCTCAAACTTATTAAAATCTAATCTAGTAAGATACTTACATAGCTTTGTAAAGTACTGAAGCTGTACCTGCTCTCTAACGCTGGCATACTCCTCTCCTTTCTTTCTAGTATAGAGTATATCCATTAGATGCCAATTATCTACACCTCTTACTACCATTCCTAATAGTACGAATGGATTATCTAAGAGTTCCTCTACGTTATTCTCTTTATATACCTCTTCATCTCCGATATCGAAGATTGAAAATAGTGTATTTTTATCTAATGGTTGCATATGTCAATAAATAGTATTGATATCTGTACTACGATACCCGACAAATACAAGATAAGATAAAAAAAGCGTATATACAAAAAATTTGCTAAAAAAATTTCCCGTGTTTTCTTGCTTTTTACCCAAAAAGTTCTTATCTTAACATATAATAAGAGTAGTACAAATGTCTAGAATAGAAGAATTACTATATTCTGCTGAAGATTATGGCAGAAGACAAGAGGTTTTAACAAGAGTAACCGAGTTAGTTACCCAACATCCCACTATGAAACGTGAAGAAGCTTATGAAAAGGCTTATTCTGAGATTATGAATACATAAAACTCTATAAAAAACCAAAGAAACAATGTTACAACGGTACGCAAAAATAATAGCCTGGACAATACTACTGATTTTATCAGTGTTATTCCTTACATTTGTGTTTCTTTCTTCATATATAATGATGGGTTTAGTATCTGCATGGACACTTATACTGATAATATGGGTGTACTTAGGAGATTGGCCTGTAGAAGAAGAGGAAGATACATAGATATTAAGATATCTCAATTGATTATGGATAGACTATGAAAACTTCTATATAATATGAAGAAGAATAAAGTTATATTAGACGGTATAAAGAAAGGAGACTACATTCTTACTGGTAGATTTAAGAATAAGAAGGTAAAGGTCGACTATATTACATATGATAAGCATGGAATGCCTATGATTAACGGTAAACATGCATGTACATTTAGACTATATCAAGACAATATATAAATATATATTACTATACACCTAAAAATCATAAGATTTATGCAACACGGTATGGCACAATTTTGCAGGCTACCAACCTCTTAGGGAACTATACTGTCAGTGTTATAGCAGAGTGATATCGACATGCCTTCACCCGACCGGAAGGACTCCGTCGGGATTTAAGAAGGGCTTAGGAAGCAAGGTTAAAGGTTAGATCTTCCTTGTATATCTATCTATCATTGTATATAGGCCATATATAGCTCCTACACCTATAAGGATCATCAGAGTACGTAATGGATATACTAGTATCTGATATAGAGCTTTATTAGCTATTACTATTAGGGCGTACATTAGAGCTACACCACATACTATGGTTAATGCTAGTACTATTGTTTGAAGTATCTTATCCATATATCTGTTGTTGTTTGTTAACGAAGTAGATTAGTTTGTCTAAGGCTTTATTCATTCCAAAATAGTCATTAGCCTTTTTAGCGGTATCAAACTGGCCTTGCCAGTAGTTGATCTTTGGTCCATACCCATCCGGGTACTTAAATCTCTGTCTAGAGTCATTATGTATCTTATCTATCTTCATATTAGACAGTACCAATTATACATCTCTCTAATTGAGCAATTGACATAGTATTCAATCCAGGCGTTGGATGATACAACTCATCAGTCCTTTTACTACCATTGGCAGTCCTACCAGATACATTAGCATGCATTCCGTAACACTCCATATAGTAAGCCTTATTGCGATCCTCTTCTATTCTAATCAATAGACTGGTACCTGTGGAGCTGAAGTTATCACTAAACATCTTACCCACTTGGGTCTTCATATACTCTAAATTCGACATAACCTTTATTTGTTTTAATTAATATACCTTAATATACGAAATATAATTCATATAAGCAACTTATTCTCTTATCTATACTGAGTATAAATTACTGTGATAGGTTTTACCTATACTAGTTCTTCATTGACCATCAACATCTCATTCAATGGGAAGCTATAGTTAGTTCTCTGAGACATCATATCATATGTGTAACATTTAACCATAGTAGGACCCAAAGAGTCTACATTCATACCACTAAAGTTAGTCCAGATGCTATATGACTTTTTACCATTGACAGTATCCTGATAACATTTAATCTTATATACATTAGGCTCTCCTTTATAACCTTTGCCGTATGTAAAACTAATAGACTCTTCATCATTCATTGACTTGATGATGTCTAACATTACCTTTGAACTCTTTACTTTGTCTGAATACTTCATAACCTTGATTTTAATTTAACTTCTATCTCTTTATCTTATACTTAAAGATACGAAATATCTTTGTAACTTCCAACTAAAACCACAATTATCTCCTATATTCCGGTATATGTAAGGATATTGGGTATTCCTTCCATTCATCGTTACCAACTATTTCCACGGTTATTTTGAAGTATTTTCTCTTCTATAGAAAAAAAATAAGTGAGGGGGGTGCACGCCTGATTAAACCATCTACCATTCCACACATTACCTCTACATCATTCTATACAACCTATATATTTTTATATGTTTATGTACTTATATCTATATATGAATATATACACTACATATTTTTAATAGGCTTTAGGCTTATCTCCACATGTTAACCCTTTATCTACCTTATATAGCATGGTTCTCTTGCATTCTTATAGGGTATCTATTATCTATATACCACCAAAGTCTTACACTACCTCAGACACAAAGTCTTTACTCTCACATATATGCTTTAGGAGAAGGCATGTTGGCATAATTACACCATTCATCTTCGTTTAATTGCGTTGGAGAGGTGTTAGGTTGGGTAGGATCATTTGAGACATTAGTCGAAAATGCGCGTGGCACCTTCGGTGGAGAGAGAAACGCCCCCTCCCCCTTCAAAGCTGTCATATCAAAGCCCCATCCTTTCAATTGTTGATGTATTGTCATAACTTGTTAATTTTAATATTTCTTGTTTAACTTCTAAATAATAAGCTTCATAAACAGAATCTATATGAGAATTAAGTATCTCATCTACACAAATCAATGCACAGTTTTTAGCATTTTGTAAACTTGTTTCAATATCTACTTC